TTGAGACCTTCCTCCTGCAGCTACTAAAAATACTTCTATATATCCTCCAGCATCAATTAAAGCTTGAGTAGGCGTAAATGTACTAGAAGAATTAAATTCTTCAAACTTTGGTGTTAATCCACCACCGCCTGCTGCTGGAAAAAAATCTGTAAAATTACTCATAATTTATTTATTTATTTATTTTATTGTGGGCCTATAATTACCCAACCTTTTGTCGCACCAGAATATATTAATTCAAAACTTGCTGCTGCATTATTTAATGTTAAATCTGTTGCACTGCCCATTATTAAACTTCCGTTTCTTGCAAGTATACATGTTGCAACTCCCGACAAGTTACTAATTTTTATTGAATCCCCATTTGCAGGCGTAGCGGGTAATGTTAATGTTAAATTTGCTGTAAATACATATAACGTATTTTTAACTCCTGTTATACTTGTTGATATTGTTTGAGTAGCATAATTAGAAGGAGTAAGATTAACAAGCGATGCACTTGTAATAATCATGACCTCTATAATATCTCCTGTAGCCGGTGCACCTGACGTAAATGATAATGTGGTACCTGCTATATTATATGTAGTTTTATTTTGGTATACTCCATTTATAAATACATTAGTAAAGTTTTCATTTGCAGGAGCGGCTGATAAATTAAATGCAATTGTTGTTCCATCACCTGTGGTTTGGAAATTACTTAAGCTATTTGCCCCTGGAACTACACTACTTGCTACTGTTGTTAGTACCTCAATAGATAAATTATTTGGAGGTGCAGTTAAAAATGCTAATGTTGTACCTGTTACTGTATATGTTTCTTTTTCTTGATAAACACCATTTATAAATACATTAGTGTATAAATTTGAAAATGGTGCATTAGATAATGTAAAATCAGTTGTTGTGCCATCTCCTGTATAATCATTTTTAACTAGTGAAGAACTTACTCCACCAATATATGATTTAACCTGTGAAAGATTAGCGTATTTTACAGTATTACCATTACTAAATATAATATCGTCTGCATCTATAAGTGTATCTGATGTGCCATCTGCTGCTGATAATATTATATTACTTGATGTTGTATAATCAGGGGTTATTTCTGTAGTAACAACAGGATTAGAATATGAAATAGTGCTTGTTAAACCTTTAGAATTGCCTATTATTCTTAGTTGTCCTGCATCTGGAACAGTTTGAGGATTATTATTTCCTGGCGCTGCAGCATCTGCAGAAACATCAAATGAATATGTAGAAGGTATTACCCATTGATTATCTCCTCGCAAAAATGATTGAGATCCTGGTGTACCTGTAGCATTTAAATCGCCTGTTAATGTTATAGCACCTGTTTGTGATGTATTAGGAGTGAAGTTTATAAATGTTCCATCAGTTGCTGTAAATGATGTAAATGGTCCAGCTGCTCTTGGATCTATAACTTCACCACCCATTCCCGAATGATTAGTACAGTAATAATAAAGTTTAGGTGTATCTTGTTCTAATATTATTTGTGTATATGCACCAGCAGATCCAGGAGTACCTACTGCTGTAACACCTGTTGTATAAGGTGCTGATGGACTATTGTTAGGATTTGTAGAAAATCTTAATGGATGTGTACTATTTGAAGAATCAGATTGATCTAATCTATATGTTATACCTGCTACAAGTTCTAATGAAATTTGTTGCGCACCATCTATAAAATATTTATTACTTCCTCCTACACTTTGAACTGTAACTATTATTTCATTTATTTCATCAGCTGCTGCAAACGTAATATCAGTTCCACTAGTTTGAGTAATGGTCATATTGCTGCCTGCAGTAAATTGAACTGTTGAATCTGCTCCTCCAGCACTTGTAGCATCTAATTTTAAATCTACATTAGAACCATCTGTTGCAGATAATAATGTATATATTTCCCCAACTGGTGCATCTACCCAATCAGTACCGCTAGCAGTAGAAGACAATAGTTGACCTGCTGTTCCTGCGGATTGATTTGCATCTAAAAATTGAGAATATAAACTTAATGTAGATACACGTACCTGCATTTGTCCTCCATTATTTGGATTGGATAATCTACCTAAATCCATGTATGCACCTGTTCCTCCAGATGAATCAAATAATATTGGGCTTGATGTTATTGCTCCTGATGTTGTAGTCCATTTAGCACCATAATGTTGCGTACCTCCACCACTTACTTGGCTAGCAGATGCGGGAGCTGAATTAGTTATAGTAACATTACCCGTACTTGAAGATATTGATATACCTGATCCTGCTATAAGTGATGTAACACCTCCAGCAGACCCGCTTGATGCTGTAGTGATTCTACCTTTTGCATCTACAGTAATATCAGAGTTTGTATATGATCCTGCAGTAACTCCGGTATCTGGCATTGATACAGCACCTGCTGTTACCGATAAACCTCCAGCTGTTGGGAAATTAGCAATACCTTGTATTGTATCTGTAGCAACGTCTATATTACTTTGAACTTCTGTCCATTCACTTGCTGAAGTAGGATTATCTTGATTAGCTATTACTAAATCACCTATTCCTAAAGTAGGACTCCAAAAGCCACTTGCATCACCTGCAACTGTAACAACATATGTCCATCCCTTTTTAATAGAGTTTGGTGATGTAGTTAAATCAGGTGTATTTGTAGATGCATTATATCCACCTTGAAATATTAAAGATCCTGAACCGACTATACTTGTATCTACATAATTTTTAGTTGCCGCATCTTGAGCACTTGTGGGATCAACAATATTTTGTATTTTATTATTTATATTAGTTGTTACATAAGTTGCAATTTGGGCGCCAGTTGCTAGTCCTGTTGAACCAGCTCCACTTATAGCTTGTGTAGTTATATCTAATGTAGTAGTTGGTCCTGAAGCATTAGTAATAGCTAACTGATTAGGTGTAGTAGTATTTATTGTAACTACCCCTGAAGCAGGGGCATCTATCCATGCCACCTCTTTATCTCCTCCTACCGTTGTACTTGAAAGTAATTGTCCGTCTGTACCGTTATTTCCCGCACCATCTGTAAGATATTTATTTATTTCAGCACCTTGTGTACTAATATTGCCAGCTACCGATATAGTAGTAGCTATTTCTGTCATTATAGAATCTCCTACTTCTGATGTAGCAATCCATTTAGTTATTTTACCAGCAGTACCCGTACCTATTACTGTACCACCTCCACCTGGGGTTGCCCACACATTATCGCCACGTAAAAATGTTTGATTAGAAGCTGAACCTGTTGCAGATAAATCAGCTGTTACTGTTACTGTTCCTGTTGCTGCTGTATTAGGTGTAAGATTTATATAAGTACCATCCGTAGTTGTAAGACTATTAACAGGAGTGAACCATTGATTATCTCCTCTTAAATAATTACTATTACCAGGTGTTCCCGTTGCTGAAAGATCAGCCGTTACAACAACTGAACCTGTTGATGCAGTGTTGGGTGTTAAATTTACAAATGTACCATCTGTAGTATCAAGCGTAGTTACTGGTATTGACCATGTATTATCACCTCGTAAATAATTAGTTCCGCCAGGACTACCTGTTGCTGTAAGATACGGAGCAATTGATGTTACCCCACTTACAACAGCTAAACCTGGATTTATAAATGTTGTTGCAGCAGCGGTAAAGCTTGCAACACCATCATTTGTTATTACAATGTTATTAGCTGTACTTGCTTGTAAAGTTATTCCAGCCCCTGCAGTTACATTTACTGTACCGCTTAAAGCACCAGTTCCATCTGTTAATTGTATTAGTGAAGATGATCCTTGTGAAGAGCTAGTTAGTGTATATTGATTACCTGGCAATACAGATGCTAAATCAGCTATCTTAAATTGCCTTGTAGGATTTTCCCTTTCAGGATTAGACGATGCCGCATCATAAGTTACTGTACCTATTATAAAGTCTGATGCTTTTGGCGTCGCTTGGGGATAACTGTAAATTATTGCCATTATTTATTTTTTTGTTTTTTTATTATTTTAACAAGGTCCAACCCCAATACAAGGATTTCCTGGCGCTCCAGGAGGGTAAACTGTTCCACCAGTACCAACACTAGTTAATCCAGTAAGACTATAAGTATTACCCATACTTCTGTAACAAACTCCTCCAGCACTATAATAAGTAAATCCTGAAGATATGTTAGTTGTTGGTGTGTACCATGTCGTTGTACTATTATCACATCTTATTAATTGTGTTCCTAGCGGCGGAGTTGTTGCTACAGTACCTGTAACTGTTATTGTTACTGTTGTATCTACACTTGCTGATCCTGTTGCAGGAAGAGGTGGATTAAATGTAGGTCCAGAAGTAAATACATATCCGGCATTAGCTGTAATTGTTGGGGTAAAACTATAATTTTGAGGAGGCAATCCTACTACTGCTGCAGGAGTGGATGTGCTATATTGAGTACCAGTTATACCACTAGTATCAAGTAAAGGTGTTATTGTTATATTTGTTGCTATTGCTTCAACTGTTCCTGTTATAGTTGTTAAAACTATTTCAGATGTATTAGAAGTTCCTTGCGCATTTACTATTGTTGGTCCTGATGTAAACTGATAACCACTATTAGGTGTTACTGTTGTAGTAAAGCTATATGAATTTGGACAGTTACTAGAATCTGTAGCCCCTGCTATATCACCACCTATTGTATAAGCAACTGAAGGTTGTACACCGGAATTGTTTATAATACCATTTTGTAGTGCTAATGTCGTAACACATGTTGAAGGTGTTGATACCTGTATTACTCCTGTTATAGTTGTAGTTACTGTAGTATTAGATAGATTACCACTATTATTATTTACAACAGGCCCTGATGCCCATTCATATCCTGAATTTGCAATAGCCTGTGTTGAGAATGCATAACCATCACCACAATTACCAGATCTTGTAGATCCTGTGGTATCGCCAGATAATGTAAATTCTGTACCTGTTATTCCACTTGTATCTACATTTAGTGTTACTGTACACTGCGGGGCTGTTGATGCTGCAATAGTTCCAGTAACTGATATTGGTACATTTTGATTACCTGTAGCTGTACCTGTGATTGTTCCGCTCGCCGATCCGTTAAAAAACGGACCAGATGTAAATGCAAATCCTGAATTAGCAGATGCGGATGCTGTAAATGAATATGTGTGAGGACATGTTCCTCCATCTGTTCCAGGAGTTACACTCACCGATCCATTACCACCACCTGATATATTATTTGTAATTACTGCAGTAGCCGTACACGTGCCAGCCGGTATGGCAGCAATCGTACCTGTCAATGTGTTTGTGACTGTAGCATCTGCTGATATAGCCCCCGAAGGATTAGTAGCGGCGAAGGCGCTCGAAAAATATTTTCCACTAGCAGGACTAGCAGTAACTGTAAACGCATAAGGCGTTCCGGCTACACCAACTTGTGTTGCTCCGTCAGCCGGGCCTGATAATACGTAGTCCACACCTGCAGTACCACCTGTAATATTATTAATTAAGCTTTGAGTAACAGTAAAACTAGGGTTAGATGCTATAACTACATATAATGTATTAGGGTCCTTAGTCCCTATAGCTGTATATTCAGCCGAAGTTAAACTTACAACCTGATTAACTACACCTGTAGTTGTAAATGTATCAGTATTGTTTCTTACATCACCATCATCACCTGTATCTATATATGCTTTTATTAAATCTACTGCATCTATTGGTATTGTACTAAAAGATGTTGATTTTACATTACCAGATGATACTTGATTAAAAGGAATGAAGTCAGTTTGAGTAGGAGTAGTAGGTGTATCAAATACTCTTATATAATTATTAGGGCCATTAGGTTCGACCTGCAACTCAGGGTTAACCTCAGCTACCCCTGTTTCCATTGCAAGTCCTTTACCAGGTTCCACACTCGTTACTGTCCCCAACGGCACGTTTGCCGCAGAAATTTCTATACCATTAAATCCGTCATCAGTTAATGTAATGAACGGTCCTGGCTGTAGACTCACTGTTGTCTGCAATAAATCAGACCCGGTGAGTAATATGTTTGCATTTGCACCACTTTGAGTGCTTCTAATTACGTATGTAGTGTTATCTGCGTTTACAGCTGCCCAAGTATTGTCACCACGAAGGAATGTAGTAGCAGAAGGGGCTCCACCTGCAGTAAGTCCAGCAGTAATCGTCCCAGTTGTAGTAATAGGGCCACCCGATAAGGAAACAAAGGTGTCTCCAGTAGTCAATATATTAGTAACGGTACCACCACCTGGAACACTTGGGTTCACAAGGTCAATAATACTCTGTATTGTAAAGTTTTTTGTTACATTATTCTTGCCATCTGCATCTGTACCCAATAATAGGTCAGTTGCCACAGGATTCGTCTGGTTAGGATAGCTATAAATTATTGCCATGAAATAAAATTTTGTTGATTATAGTACAGTCTCAGTGCCTAAGTAGATATTGGCCACTGCTTCGTCTCCTAAATATAGGGTCGCTACGGTTTCATCACCTAAATAAACTGCCATTGTTCTTTCTCTTTATTATAATAAATATATTTACATGGAAAATTTAAAATTTACACCCCTTTATGCGACAATAGGGGGTTACTCTTATATATAATAGCCTAACGTCACCTGAATGGAAAAAGTACGTTACAAATATATAATGTGGGGGCTACGCTTTATTTTTTTAACAAAGAAATTTTTGAAAAGTTATTTTGATTTTACCCACCTCCCCAATGTTTTCGAGCTTTAGGAAAAATGTTTTGACTTTTGTTAAAATTTTGTATAAGTATTTGACTTTTTACGGGGGAAACACGTACTAATTTGGATAATATATTTGAATTAAATTTTTACATATGAACTCAATTGAAACTATTAAAAAAGAAGTATTGTTCCATGTTGAATGTTACAAAAATGGAACCATTGAATTAGAAGATTTCCAACAAGCATTGGAGGAAGTGCTGGAGGGACCGGTAACACCTCGCGCGGTCAATCTAATTTGCTATTTGGCTTAACCTCACCCGGTACTGCGAGCCCGAGAGCTAACCAGGTACGGAGCAGATACGTCTTGATCTGGATAATAATGTTATAATCTAAAAATATAAATTATGCGAAAGCTAATAGAAAAGTACAACAGAGAAATAATTAATGCTGTTATAGAAATGGATAATTTAACTAGTAAAGAAATAAAGGATCTAGACTATTTAGAAGATAGAATTGAAACTCTTCTTAGCCTAGGATTATGCTGCCCGATAAATCCCGATCCAGGGCCTACCTGGTAGACCTCGCACGATACCGCGAGCCAACCTCATCCCGCACTTCGAGCCCGACTCGAGGTCGACCGAACACGGGGCAAACACGTCCTGATTTGGATAATAAATTTATAACTTAAAACTATACATTATGACTATTAATAATAAACAAAGATTACTTTTACTTGAGCATTTACATTTTTCCCTTGAGCATTTAACAGATGATTTTTCTGTTGATATGGAAGATTATAAGGAAGATATTGAATTGTTAAATTTACTAAGAATAAAAATATGAGAAATATTAAAATTACATTAGAAACACATTTAAGTGAAAAAGAAATAAATAAAGTAATGGAAGAAATGCTCTGGGATAGTGAGTTCAGTTATCAATTTGAAAATTCTGATTGGGAAATTATAAAATAAAATAAATTAAACCTCACATTGTGTTGAGGTTTTTTTATATCAAGCACGAAGCAAACACGTCCTAACTTGGATAATATAATTATAACTTTAAAAATATAAATATGAATTCACAAATATTAAATAGTTTAGTTAAAGAAGAATTAAATAAAATCTTTAAAACAGATTATTATGGTACAAAAGAACAAATCTTTAATGAAAAAATAATAATGGAAAATGTAATAGTTAAAGAAAATTGTGAAATGAAATATAATGAAAATATAGAAGAATGGTATTTAAGAATCTACGATTTTACAAAATAAATTAAATTAAAAAATAAAAACCTCTCCCTTAGTTGAGGTTTTTTTTTAAAGCCCATACGGAGCAAACACGTGCTTAGTTGGATAATAAAATAAATATACACTTATGAAAATTAATAACAAAGAAGAAGGAATTTTAATAGAAGCATTGTTTGTTTATATTTCAAACGGTACAAATAATTTTACAAAAGATATGGATTCATTCAAAGAAGAATTAGACCTCTTGTATAAATTAAGAAAAGAAGCTAAAGAAACTTATATTGTAGTGTGACAATAGCCTGTTATTATATATATATAACTACCTAATGTCACATATAATTGGTATTATATAAATACACATAAAGTGTTACATATACAACACTTTGTTACAATACAAATATTTTACCCCCTTTTGGGAGATAAAGAGGATTTTAATAAGTTTATTTATTTCAATGCTTTAAGAGTTATTTAGCATTAAATTAGGGATATTTTTTTATGTCTGTTGACGGAAGTGTAAAAACACGGAGTAAACACGTGTTGAATTGGATAATATAAATGAACATAAAAACAAATAAAATGTCTAAATATTTTAATAACAATCCAAAATCACAAACATTTTTTCAAATTGCTTATGCACCTGAATTTAAAATGTATGATTTCACAGTACTTAATTACAAAGATGAAGTTATATACCATTATCACTTCTCAAACTTAAAAGACATTACTAAATTAATACAAAAATATAAAACCATATAAACCTTAAAACCAAAGAAAGATGAGCAATATGACCCACTGTAGATTTCACAATACAAACTTAGATTTGCAAGATTGTATAGACTACGCAGAGCAATTAATAAATACTAATGGCAAAGATGAAGATGGCAATGACCTCTCCAAAATGGAAAGTGAAGCAATGCTAGAAATGATAGGCAAAGCCCAATACTTTTCTGAAATTGGTGAAACATTAGCAGACATATTATATAACAAATAAAACCAAAATAAAATGCACAATTCAAATTATAAAATAGACGAGATAGCCCAGGAATTTTCAGATGATGCATGGTATGCATTTCATCAAGGAGAAATAAACGAATCTAATGATTTAGATACTTTAAAAACTGAATGGATTGACAACAAAACAACTAACACTTATGAATGCAAAGAATATTGTGACGAATTAAACTACGATATTTTTGATACACATTTAGATTTTGGTAGACCTAACAATTGGCATCAAGCTGGATACAATGCTTTGTGGGATGCATTAAATGAATCTAATGACACGGTCCAATGGAATGAGATGGAAAAAGTTTTAACTGATAGTACAATTTGGAATTAATATGATGAATAATATGATCTACTTAGGATTAGAAAGAAATGGGCAATGGTTATCAAATTGCTGTGGTGAATCTCCTTTAGGTGAAATAGATAAATACAATACAGGAATGTGTGGGGCATGTCACGAAGGAGCTTTATTCCTATACGAAGCAAACACGGATTGAATTGGATAATATAAACGTAAAACAAAATAAAATGGATATAACTAAAAAAATGATTGATGCAAAGCTATTACAAATAGCAGACTTTGAAAAACAATATGGTACCGATCATGGCCAAACAAATGTGTATGCTATGAAAAAGTATTGTACTGATGAAAAGTATAGACAAAGAGTAAGCGCGTTTAATAAAGCAAGCTTGGAAACAATTAAACATTACAACAAATATGGATACTAATATGAAAAATATGATATCAAAAATTGCGAATCAATGCATTGAAGAAGTTGAATATCACATTGATAAAACAATACATTGGCAACTCACAGATAATAATGATGAGAATTTTAAAAACCCTGATTTATTTGAATTAGAATTTAAAATAAAACAACAACTCTTATTTACATTAATTAAAAAAATGATAAAATGAAAACATTTGACAAATACAAAGTAAATCTAAAACAGATCGGCAATGACATAATCTCATATAATACCCGTGTTGCTGAGATTAAAGATAATAAACTTTACAAATTAAAATGGAATGTAAGAGGTATGACCTCAAGCCCAGCCACTTCAAAGCATATTAATTATGTTGCGAATGAATTAGGATTAACAATACACGAAGCAAATACGTAAGCTTCTGGATAATATATATGAACCTTAAAAAATAAATAAAATGAACTTACAAACTTACTTTGATTACAAAGCAAAATTCGATCGCATGTCTACTATAATTGGCAAATACACAATGGAATTAAATGCTGAACAAATGAAACCTTTAATAGATGATGGCTTTGAATTATCTGATATAGTTGACTATTTTACAATTGAGCTTAGAGCTTATGCTGAAAATCGTTATACTAGACCTGAACCAAAAAATAAAGATTTAATAACTAAAAACAAATAAAATGAATAACATAAAAAAACTGGCCATGCTTTTAGGTGTGGCCGAAATTTCAGAAGATTACAAAACCGGTGTTGAACTTGAAATAGGTGAATGGAATACCGCAGATGGTTATACATTACACGTAATAACACAAGACGCAAGAAACCTTGATTTTGAATATGATGTATATTATTATGAACCATCTTTTGATCAAATTATTGATCGAATTAAAGAGCTTGACAAAGATTCAATTGTATATATATCAGACATAGAAATATATTTGCCTGATAGTGAAGTACAAGACTATATAGATGAACACAATGAAGAAGATGATAAATAAGCTTTCTAATCCTATTTTTAAAAGCGTATTAAAGTATATTGCTATAATATGGATTTCAATTACTATAGGAGCCCAATTGGGTATTAAAGAAACACGAGACAGATACTTTAAAAAACTTGCTAAGCTTCCTAATAAAGAATGTTATGACTGGCGAGATATGGAAACAATATTTAATTTATAAAAATGCAAAAAAAATATATAGACAAAAAAAAATTAATAATAACAGATGCAAAAAAATTTCCTTCGGATTGGTGGAATTATTTAGTCAATCCGATCGTTGGGTATTATGTACACAAACCAAATAAAGAAAGAAAGCCTAAGATATGAAACAAGAATACAAATTTAAAGATATAGATACGTTTTATATTGAAGGAGATTATCCTGATTTTAAAGGAGGTTATTTTTCAACAAGTGATGATCCCGTTGATGGATACAATGAAGCATTAGACAAAGAAATTACAAATATTGAAATCTGGATAAGATACAATAATGGTGATGAGTTAAGAATAAAGTAACACGAAGCAAATACGTATTAAATTAGATAATAATAAATAAATTTTATAAATGAACATAGGAAAAAAATATATATTAAAAAAATTAGTTTCAGCTGTAGATATAAAAAATTTAGTTGAAAAAGAATTGCAAATACATGATATTGGTGTAAAAACTAGAACCAGAGAGCTATCCCAAGCTCGTTTTATATACTTTAAACTAGCTAAAAACTTATGTAGGTATAAAAGCTTATCAGCCATTGGTAGAGCCGTAAATAGAGACCATGCAACAGTTATTAATGGATTAAAAAAATATAATGTGGAAGCTAAGATTGATCGTTATATGGATGAAGTTTATGACGATTTAAAAGAGATTATAGAAGAAAAATATTCTTTAAATAAAGTTAAATATAAAATAAGTATTGATGAACTTATAAAAAAAATAGAACAAATAGAAATTAAATTAAATAAATTAGAAAATGAGAAAAACAATTAAAGAGACATTAGAAGTAAAATCAAAAGCAATAAGTGTAGTAACTTATCAAAAAGACACAAAACAATTAACCGTTGAATTTAGAAACGGAAGAATATATCTTTATAAAAATGTACCTTTAAAAGTATATGATAGATTTAGAACAAATAAATCAATAGGAATGTATTATAATTCAACTATAAGAAAAAAATATGGATTTGAATTGTTATAAAACAAAATTAGTTAATACTGTTTTTAAACACTTTCCTTACAGAGTTTTATGGCAACATAAAGATGGAATAAGAGGAGGCTATGAAGATTTTGCTAATTTAAAGCAAGCTAAAATATATAAAGAAAAATTTAATCACGTAATATAAAACTATGGCTGGAAATAAATTTAACACTATGTTTAAAAAAAGAATTAAACCGGATTTATATAATTTAACTTGGATTGATTTATATGGAGATGAAATTAAATTTTCAGGTACTGCAAAACAAATTATATCTCAAATATTAACAATGGAAGAAATTGAATAATGTTATCAGATGATGAAATTTATAGAATTTCCAATATGATTTTTAAAAAATTAGTTGAGCATTATGATAATTTAGCTGAAGAAGAAAACAATAAGACTTATACTGTAGACCATGAAGATTTAATCCGTCGTGCCGTTTCAGAAGAGGATTTATTATATTTGCAATTAGACCGACTTTATCAATTAGAAAAAAGATATATTGATCACGAAGAATATTTAAAAGCTAATATTGTTTTAAACAAAATAAATAGAATTAAAGAAAAATTAAAAAATTTATAATAAGTCACTAATAAAAATGTGACAATAGGTAATTATATATAAATAGTAGTAGGCTAATGTCATATGACCGACGCTTTGGATATTTAACCCAAAGAAAGATTATTTACCGTCAAAACCCAACAACCGATAAACCATCACAGGTATTTGAATGGGGCGTATATTACAATAAAGGTACTTACCAATGTTATGAACTATTTAGAAGTAAAGCAAAAATAACAACATACCGATCTTTAAAATGGCATTTATTAGTTATATGGTATTTGAATCCAAAGCTTAATTTAAAAAACTTTACAGAAGTAGCATCATATATATGTAATAAAGAAAATGGATTTGTACAATTTTATGTACCTTCATTAATATTAGAAAAAATAATTGTTGAAGTAAACACAGCCGATTTAGATAAACCACCTAAAAATAAATTAAGAAAAATAATATTTAAAGATAATTGTATTTTATCTTTACAAGAGAAGCTTAAAATAGTTGGCCATATAATTGGTAAAACAAAAAAAATAACTGAATCAGATATATATGAATCAATGTTATTTATAAATGAAAGCAACCGTAAAATAACCATTTTAAACCTTTCAAAAGCTTTACATTGTTCAACTAGAACAATTTACAGGACCATGAGCAATAATCTAAAGAAAGAAAAAATGTTATTGAACGAGCAACATGAAAAAATATAATGTAAGAAATTATATCCGATATAAATTAGATTTAACAGATTCAATAAATAATATCGAGCTAAAAGAATTAAAAGAATATAACAGAAACGAATTAATTACAATGTTTTTACCATTAGTCGAAAATATCGGGCGTAAATTTGCAACTTCTCAACAAGCAAGTGGCGTAATGAGTATTAATGATTTAATTCAAGATGGAAGCTTAGGATTAATTAGAGCCGTAGATAAAATTATATGGGAAACAATAGAAGCATCAACTGAACCTGAAAAAACTCTTAAATCATTTTTATCAAAGAGAATTAAAGGCGCAATAAGAAGAGCCATAGATATTAATAGAGGTGATATAAGAATACCAGAACACAAATTAAATGAAATAAGAAAAGACAATGGTAAAAATCAAAAGATGGTAGCTATGTTTTTTAATTCAATATTTTTAAGTATTGATGAACAAATTAATGAAGATGACGATTATGGCTTATATCAAATACCTGATCAATCTGAGCCGTATAATATTGGTTTAATGAATATATATTTGCAAAGTTTACTTAAAAAACATTTAAATAAAAAAGAATATGAAATCTTAAGATTAAGCTATGGTCTTGATTGTGATAAGCATAGCGCTAATCAAATAGCGGATTTATTAAAAATTGAAGGGCCGAGTGCTTATGTGAGAATTTCAGAAATAAAAAAAGAAGCAGTAAAAAAATTAATTGAAAATGTTGAGTCAAATCAAATTTTTGATTATCTTTAACATCAAATACCAAAATACCAATTACTAATTTAAAACACAAACGAATGAAAATAAACGAAAAATTAGCAACCATCCAAGCCGAACTCAAAGTGGCTAAAAAAAGAAGAAATAACTTTGGGAATTATAACTTTAGAAACGCTGAAGATATACTTGAAGCATTAAAACCTTTCATAATTAAATACAAAGTAAACTTTACTATTGACGAAGGGGAATTAACAGAAATTGCAGGGATACCAACTTTTAAATCAACTGCAACAATTACAGACAACGAATCATCAAATTTTATATTTAAAACAGCTCTTGTAGGTGTTGATCTTAATCAAAAAGGAATGGCTATGCCACAAAAATTTGGCTCTGCTTCATCTTATGGTAAAAAATATGCATTAGGCAATCTTTTACTTATTGATGATACTCAAGACAATGATAATCCTTTAATGAATGAAGAGCAAATTGAAAAAGCTAAAGATTATATTGCTAAATCACCAGATAAAAAGAAAGCTTTAAATATTATAAAAGCTAAATATAATGTTGATGATAAAATAGAAAAAGCTATAACAACTCTTTAATGAATAAAGCAGAGATAATTAAAAAGCTTAAAGAAGATGAGCATTATTATGGTTCATTTGGTCAAAAGTTTTTAAGTAATAGTAATGTAAATACTTTAATTAAAGATCCATTATCATTACATAAACCTCAAGAAATGCGACCAGCTTTTTTAGTTGGAGGTTATTATCACACTGCTATTTTAGAACCGGATAAATTAAAAAAATACAGAGTTATACAAAGTTCAACACGTAATACAAAAAAATATAAAGAATTATCAGATGGTGAAATGTGTTTATTAGAACATGAAGTTGATAAGATTCAACTAATGATTGAAAAAACACGCAATCATGAAATGATTAATTACTTTATTAATGAAGGTAATGTTGAATATGAAGTTCCTCAAATTAAAAAAATTGAAGAGCTTATGTGGAAAGGAAAAGCTGATGTTGTAAATCATGATGAAAAAATGATTATTGATTTAAAAACTACAAATGATGTAAGTAATTTTAAATCAAGCGCATATAAGTATGGTTATAACAGTCAAGCCTTTATATATCAAGAATTATTTGGTTATGAAATGCTTTTTATTGCAATTGATAAAAATACTTTAATTCCAAAATTCTTTGACTGCTCACCTGATTTTATTAATAGCGGATACAGGAAAGTACAAGAGGCAGCCGCAAACTATAAATTAGTTTATAATACTCCTGGATTTGATCCAGAACAGTATTTTGAAAATCAAACATTATAATTAAATTTAATCTAATGGCATCAATAATTAAATCAAGTATCAATTTAGACGCAATCGATAAATCTAAAATTATTGTAGGTAAAAAAGGAAAGTATTATCCTATTACAATAACTTTAAATGATGAAGTTGATCAATTTGGTAATCAAGGACCAATTACAGATTCACAATCAAAAGAACAACGAGACAATAAAGAAGCTAAAAATTATTTAGGCAATGTTCAAGTTGTTTGGACTAATGGTGACAATGTAGCTGCAGCTCCAAGAGATGATAATAATCAAGTAAATCAACCAAAACAACCAGCAACACCAGATTTACCGTTCTAAATGGATATAAATAATTCGGAGATCAATGGATTTTTGATCGACCAGTTTAATCAATACGACTTAGAAGTTGGAAAAGCACAAGGCACTTGTCCTCTGTGCTCTTCTAGTCGTAAAGATAAAAATAAGAAAGCACAATGTGCATCTTACGATTGGGGTAGAGGCTTAGGAACTTGTCATAACTGTGATCAAACATTTCAATTACACACATTTCAGCGCAAAGGCGCTAGCGAAAAGGTTTATATAAAACCTGAATGGACTAATAAAACAAATTTAACTAATAATGCAATTAAATGGTTTGAAAATCGTGGTATTTCACAATCAACACTTACTAAATTAAAAATAAGTGAAGGATCTGAATGGATGCCACAAACAAATCAAAATGAAAATACAATTCAATTTAATTATTTTATAAATAATGAATTAATAAATATAAAATATAGAGATGGAAGAAAAAATTTTAAATTGGTTAAAGGAGCCGAAAAGGTTTTTTATAATATTGACAGCACTATCGGCCATGATTATGTTGTTATTGTTGAAGGCGAAATTGATGCTTTATCTTTTGTGGAGGCTAAGGTTAATAGTGTGGTCAGCGTTCCAAACGGAGCTACTATTAATAAGCTTAATCTTGATTACCTCGATAGCTGCATTGAGTATTTCGAAGACAAAACCAAAATTATACTTGCAGTCGATCAAGACGAAGCCGGTCAGAATTTACAAAAAGAATTCATTAGACGTTTTGGAGCAGAAATATGCTATACGATTAGCTTTGGAGACCTCAAGGATGCTAACGAATATATTATGGCTTACGGCTCTGCTATGCTCAATAGGCTTATTGATAAAGCTGCCCCTGTTCCTTTAGAAAATGTTTTAACTTTAAATGATGTAAATGATGAACTACAAGAATTTATTGAAGAAGGTTTTAAACCGGGTTATCAAGTCGGCCTTAATAACTTTGATAGTATATTCTCTACTTACACAGGACAATTCATCACCGTTACAGGCGTGCCTAGCAGTGGCAAGTCTGATTTTGTTGATCGAATGGCTGTGGGATACTACTTAAAATATGGATGGAAAACTGCTTTTGCTTCTCCTGAAAATAAACCTACTTTTTTACATGCACATAAGCTTATAAGAAAGCTAGGTGGTTGGTTACCTGAAAAAAGTGATATTGGATCTAATAAATGGAATGATATTACTGAATCAGTAAATGATAATTTTTATTTTATTGAAAATGAAAGATATGATTTAGATTCAGTATTACTTAAAGGTGCTGAACTTGTTAAACGTAAAGGAATTAAATGTTTAGTTATTGATCCGTATAATAAAGTAAAAATGAATGGGGCAAGTGCAATGAGTATACCTGATGCAACTATGGAATACTTAACGCGTATAGAAGCTTTTGCTAAAAAATATGATGTATTAGTAATAGTTGTTGCTCACCCAACAAAAATGTATAAAAAAGATGATGGTACTATTGATGAACCAACTATGTATAGCATTAAAGGTGGTGGTGAATGGTATGATGCTAGTTATCACGGCCTATTAGTTCATAGGGATTATGAGCGTAAAACAGTAAAAGTTAAAGTTCTTAAAGTTAAATTTCAAAATTTAGGAGAAAACCAAGCCGAAGCTCATTTTAAATGGGATCACATATCAGGTGATTATATTCCTATAGATGATTTAAAAAATGAAGATTTACCATGGGAATAGCAGCTATTAAAAAAAGAAAAAATTACAAAGGCTTAGGCACGGATTTTATAGCTACAGATGAACAACTTAAATGGGATAATTTTTGTATTAAAAATAATATAAGAATTTCACCTAGTCCTATCACACACGGATTTTATCCTGAAGAATGGCGTGTAGCTGTTTCTTTAGGAAGTGATTATAAAACTATATATAAAACACCTAAGACATATCTTGTGCATGAAATTTGGCAAGAAGTATATAAAACCAAAAAATATTATTATGATAAGCATACAAGATGAATATAGAGGATTATTATCAGGGGTTTTATATAGTGGAAAACAAAAAGCAGATAGAACCGGAACTGGTACAATATCTGTTTTTGGAAGAAGTATTAAACATAATATGGATTTAGGTTTTCCATTATTAACAACTAAAAAAATATATTTTAAACATGCGATTACAGAGTTACTCTGGATATTACAAGGGCGCACAGATCTTGAATATCTTCATAAACATAATGTTCATTATTGGGATGCCGACTATGAACGAAGTGGTAGGACAGATGGAAATCTTGGGAAGATATATGGTAATCAATGGCGAAATTTCAATGGTTTTGATCAGTTGTTATATATTATTGATAACCTCAAAAAGAATCCCACCTCAAGAAGATTACTCCTTAACGCTTGGAACCCTGCTGATTTTAATGATATGGCTTTACCTCCTTGTCACTATGGGTTTCAGGTTTATGTAAATAATAATAAATTAGATTTAATATGGCAACAAAGATCTGTTGATGTATTTTTAGGGTTACCATATGATATAGCTATGTATGGTTTATTAATCTTATTATTGTGTAAAGAATTTAACTTTAAACCAGGAAATTTAATAGGTCAATTAGGGGATTGCCATTTATATAATAATCATTTAGATCAAGCTAAACTACAATTATCAAGAAATTTTAAAAATTTACCTGTTGTGGAGGTAAAAAAAGGTTTAAAAATAGTAAACAATAAAAATATTTTTATACCTTGTCATGAAGACATTATACTAAAACAGTATAATCCACATAATCCAATTAAAGCACCCCTATCAGTAGGAGATAACAATTAAATTAAATATTATGAAAAAAATGTTATTATTAATGCTAATTCCTTTTTTAGGAATAGCTCAATATGGAGGTATAAATTTTGCAAAATCAAAAATAAAAAGAGATGCCTTAACAGTAAATGATTATTTAGAAATTGAAAATAAACAAAAACAATTGTTTTTAAAAAATGTATATAAAGCTATAAATTATCAAAATGTTACTAGATCTTATTTTGAATATAAACCTTTAGAATTTGATGAAAAATTATCAATAGAAGCACAAAAATGGGCTGATTATTTAGCTATTATAAATGAACCTAAACATTCAGAAATAGATGATAAAAAAGGTGAATTAATTTTTTATGCTCCAAAAAATTGGTTTAAAGAAACAGAAAATTTAATGGCTCACGCTTCTGTTTTTTGGACTTTATCTGATGATGATATTAATAAACTAACTACAGAACAAATTTTATGTAAAAAATGTAATAAAATAGGTTTTGGAATAGCTTCAAGTCGAGATACTTTTTTTGTTGTAGCTAAATACGACAAAATGGCAGATTTTAATAATTAAATTATGTATTATATTTATCATATACCTGGTAAAAAAATTGGTGTTACACGTAATTTAAAAAATAGAGTTACACTTATACAAGGTTATAAAGAAGGTGAATATGAAGTTTTAGATTCTAGTGATGATATTAATTATATATCTGAAAAAGAAATAGAACTTCAACATGATTACGGCTATAAAATTGATAGACAAAAATATAGTGATTTAAAATTAAAACAATCAAATTTTATGAAAATAAACGTAACTACTCAAACAACAACATTTCCATGTGAAACCGTTGATTTAAAAAAAGTTTTAAATAAAAACTTAGGAATGGAATGGGTTACAGATCTAAGCATATTTTCTTTAAATAAAAAAACTATTAAATGGATATGCAAAAATGCTAAAACATCTATGTATAACAGCGACCGATGCTACATTTATAATAAAGCTTTTTATGAAGACTTATTAGCTGAACCACCTATACCGTTAGATGAGCTTTTTAATCTTATTAGAAAGTGGGCAGATGATCGTGGTATATATGCTAAAGGTGATTCTAAAACTCAATTAATTAAATTGTACGAAGAAATTGGAGAATTATCTGAAGCTGTTTTAAAAGAAGATCAATTAGAAATTATTGATGCAATAGGTGATGCAGTAGTTGTATTAACAAATTTTGCAGAGCTTACGGGTAATAACATTGAAACTTGTATTAGACATTCGTATGATCAAATTGTAAATCGTACAGGAAGTATGCAAAACGGAACTTTTGTAAAAAACACATTATGAGAGATAAAATTATAGAACAAGTTATTAATAAAATTAAGTCTAGATCTGATGTTGGTTTTAAAAAATACGGCGTAACTTTAGCAGATGATGATCAAACTTTAGACAAATGGTTACAACATTTACAAGAAGAATTAATGGATGCTGTTAATTATCTTGAAAAAGCTAGATCAGTATTACGAGAAGAAATTGAAGAATGTTATGTTAAAGACGCGGAAGAGCTATAAAAAACGAGGACCTGTACAATCAAAAAAAATATCTTATGATGGTGTTAATTTTGCTTCTGGTTTAGAACGTTATATGTATATGGCTTTAAAAAAAGCAAAAGTAAAATCCAAATACGAAGGTGAAACTTTTGTTCTTATAAATGGATTTCATTTTGAAAATGAAGTATATGAAAGACAAGCAAATAGTAAAGGCGAATTTAAAAATAGAGGTTGTAAAAGAATATTGCCAATTAAATACACTCCTGATTTTATAGGAGATAATTTTATAATTGAAACTAAAGGTAGGCCTAATGAATCATTTCCGATTAGATGGAAATTATTTAAAAAATTAATGACTGAACAATTTCCTGGCTACACATTATATAAACCACAAAATCAAGCTGAATGCGACAAGGTTATTCAAATAATATTGCAAAAGAAAAAGACATAGCCAGAAAACGCTACGCTGAAAGACAAATTGAAAAATGGATAAGATGGTCTATAAACAGTAGGGGATATGTTAAGTATAGAGAAATAGTAGAAATACATGATAAATACAATATAAAATGTTATGGCTAAATTAGTATTAAACAATTATAATAGAAAATCTAAAGTGCGTAGGCCCGGTGTGCATGCTAAAACTAAAACTTCGGGGTTAAAACATAGTAAAAATTATATTAAATTATATAAAGGACAAGGACGATGAAAAGCTGGGATTTATCTATAGGGTTATATCCCGGAGTTCTTATTGGGATGAGAAGTTATGTTGAAAAAACATTTATTGAACATGTTATATATTTACCTTTTGTAGATATAGCATTAAAAGTTGAAAGATAAAATATGAGTTTATTTGATGAAAGAATTCCATACAAACCATTTGAATATCCAGAATACTATACTGAGGGATGGCTTAAACAAGCTCAAGCATTTTGGTTACATACCGAGATACCAATGTCAGGTGATGTTAAGGATTGGAATGAAAAGCTTACCAAAGGTGAAAAAAATTTGGTGGGAAATATACTTTTGGGGTTTGCTCAAACAGAGTGTGCGGTATCTGATTATTGGACGCAAAAAGTTGTATCATGGTTTCCTAAGCATGAAATAAAACAAATGGCCATGATGTTTGGTTCACAAGAAACAATTCATGCAGTAGCTTATTCTTATTTAAATGAAACACTTGGACTTGAAAATTTTGAAGCTTTTTTACAAGATGAAGCAACTATGGAGCGATTTAACAACCTCGTCGCTTATGAAGGAACTAAGTTGGTTGGTATCGCAAAGTCCTTGGCTATTTTTTCTGCTTTTGCTGAAGGAGTCAGTCTTTATTCTGCTTTTGCTGTATTATATTCTTTTCAATTAAGAAATTTATTAAAAGGAATTGGTCAACAAATGAAATGGTCTGTTCGCGATGAATCATTGCATAGTAAAATGGGTTGTCAATTATTTAGACATATGTGTCAAGAAAATAATAAATTATTAGAAGATTGTAAAACAGATATAATAAATGCAGCAGAGTCAATGCTTAAAGCAGAAGAACGATATATTGATAAAATGTTCGAACAAGGAGATATTGAAAATCTTAAAGCCTACGATCTCAAACAATTTATTCGAAAAAGACTTAATGAAAAGTTACAAGAACTTGGATACACGCACCTCGGGAAGTACTTTAGTTTTGACAGTAAAGGAGCAAACAAACTTGATTGGTTTTATCATCTTACCGGTGGTCATACTCATACTGATTTTTTTGCAGTACGCCCAACCGATTATTCTAAAGCAAACGAAGGAGAAGATTTTGAAGATATTTGGTAATGAACCAAAAGACTAAAATAATTAAATGTAGCCAATGTAATAAAACATTTTCCGGGGGTTTTGAGTATAGAATGCATTGGGAAAAAGAACATTTACAACAAGCATTAAATCAAATTAAAAAAAATGAAAGAAAAGAATTTAATTGAAATGCAAAATAAAATTGCATCATTAACTAAAGTAATGCAACAAATAATTAATGACTTTGTTAAGCTTGATAGCTTATCTCGCGGTACTATAACTGCGTTACAATTATTTATGGGAGAAGATGAATGGCAAAAAATTGTAAAAAAAATGAAAGACATTGATGAAAAAGAAAAATCAAAAGCTAATGAAAAAAAATTAGATCTTGATGGCTTGGAATAATAACTGGAAAAAAGGTGTTGATTATCCTTCATGGGGAGATACTGAAGTATATAAAAAAACTATAAGTGGTGGTTATTTAGTATTAGATGAATCACCAAAAGATGCTTATGAAAGAGTAAGTAAAGCTGTTGCTAGGCGTTTATACAAACCTGAGCTTGCTGAAAAGTTTTTTGATTATATATGGAAAGGTTGGTTATGTTTAGCTTCACCTGTGCTGTCAAATACAGGTACAGATCGAGGTTTACCTATTAGTTGTTTTGGGATTGATGTTGCGGATTCAATTGCAGACATAGGTCAAAAAAATTTAGAAATGATGTTACTTGCAAAACACGGTGGGGGTGTAGGTATCGGAATAAATATGATTCGTCCTGCCGGTGCTAAAATTACAGGTAATGGAACGTCTGATGGAGTGGTGCCATTTTGCAAGATATACGATTCAACTATACTTGCCACTAATCAAGGATCTGTCCGCAGAGGAGCTGCATCAGTTAACATCAATATTGATCACCCCGACTTTGAAGAATGGTTGGAGATCAGAGAACCAAAAGGAGATGTTAACAGACAATCACTTAATTTACACCAGTGCGCTGTGGTCGGTGACAAGTTTATGCGAAGACTTGAGCAAGGAGATCCAGAATCTAGACAAAAATGGGCAAAATTATTACAAAAACGTAAAGCAACTGGAGAGCCTTATATTCTCTTTAAGGGAAATACAAACAAGAGTAACCCAAAAGCGTATAAATCAAATGGGCTCAAAGTTCATATGACAAATATATGTTCTGAAATAACATTACATACAGATGAATCTCATTCTTTTGTTTGCTGTTTATCTTCATTAAATTTAGCTAAATACGATGAATGGAAAAACACAAACTTAGTATATGATGCTACATGGTTTTTAGATGGCGTTATGGAAGAGTTTATTCAACGTGCTAAAAATATGAGAGGTTTTGATAATGCTGTAAGATCTGCAAGTAAAGGTAGGGCGTTAGGCTTAGGCGTATTAGGATGGCATACATTATTACAACAAAAAGGTATTGCATTTGAAAGTTTATTAGCTCAATTTAAAACAAGAGAAATATTTAGTAAAATTAAAATTGAAACAGAAAGAGCTTCACGTAAGCTTGCTGAAGTATATGGCGAACCATTATGGTGTGCAGGAACTGAAATGCGTAATACTCATTTAAGAGCTGTAGCCCCAACAGTATCTAATAGTAAACTTAGTGGTAATATATCACCAGGAATTGAACCTTGGGCTGCTAATGTATTTACAGAACAATCAGCTAAAGGTACATTCATAAGAAAAAACAATGAACTTAAAAAATTATTTAGAAAAATTGGAATTGATGTTAAAGAAACTTGGGATAAGATTCTTGAAGATGGCGGATCCGTACAAGACATTAAAGAACTCGATGGATGGTTTTACGATCACCTTGGAAGACTTACCGAAGAAGATGGTGAGCCTGTAAAAAATGTATTTAAAACATTTAAAGAAATTAATCAACTTGAATTAGTTAGTCAAGCTGGTATACGTCAAGATTATATAGATCAATCAGTAAGTTTAAATTTAGCTTTTCCTTCTGTAGCTGAACCAAAATGGATTAATAAAATACATTTGGAAGCATGGAAAAAAGGAATTAAAACTTTATATTATATGCGTACTGAATCAGTACTTAGAGGAGATATAGCTGCTAAAGCTATGGATCCCGATTGTTTATCCTGTGATGGATAGACATAACTGGAAAGGGAGGTTTTATCCATACCTCCCAATCTAGTTATAGGAACTTTGAGTGTGGTGCTCATTTTTTTTTGTTCCTTTTTAACGATTTAACTCTTCTAGGTTTACCAGCTGGTTGTCCTAATCGTTTTTTTTCTGCTATTTTTTTCTTTTTTTGTGCAGCTGACATTTCTGATGCTGTTTTAGGTGTAGCAGATGATACTCTTTTTTTAGGTCTACAATAAGGCACACCTCTTTTTTCACCTTTAGATCTTCCACACGGTTTACCAGTGCGTACATCTACCCACTCTTCTTTAAACCATCGTTTAAGATTAGCACCTTTTTTTGTTTTCTTTACAGCCATTATTTTTTTTCTTTAGATAATGTCTTAAGCATTTTATCTATTTTTAAAGCCTGGCCTTTGTGCATAGCTGAAGCTTTTTTTAGCTCTCTTGATATTTGTTGTAAGGTTGTTTTTTTCATAATTATTTTATATTTCCGCCTCGTTTACGGCATTTAGCAATATAACCCGATGCATAAGCAGACGGGAATACTCTGTATTTTGCTTTTGCTTTTCTATAGCAATTATCCTTTTTTGCAAGGGGTGACCCTAATACTGACAGGGGTAGTTTATTTCTTTTCACAGCTTTCACAAGTTAATTTTTTAATAATATCGTCTTGAATTTTAATAATCATTGCTTCTAATTGATCATTTCTTTTTTCCATTTGATCCGCGGTAGCTTGTAATGATTCATTTTTATTTTTTAATTGTTCAACCTCTTCGGGATTTTTACCTATGATTGTATATATAACCACAGACATTGAACCCACCATCATTCCCACGATACTTACAAATACATCTTTGTTAACTGGTGGTATTTGATTAAATGATAAAAATAATAATAAGAATATAATTAATAAAAATATTCCCGCTGCACCAGCATAATGTCTTAAATCTTTTGCTCCTCTTGAACTCATTTTAAAAACGTTTTTTTAATATAGTTAAACACTCTTTTTATTTTAGTAATTATTTTGTCAATAAAATCTGGAATAAAATTTCTATTACTATCTTTAATTTTTCTAGAATGGTATCCTATTGTAATTAATAAAAGTAATGTTAAAATAGTAAGTATTATTATTAAATATGTCATAATTAATTTCTTTTTCTTGTTCTAGTTCTTGTTCGTGTACGTGTTCTGCTTCTTGTTCCTTTAGATTTCTTTTTCTTTTTTTCTTGCATTCCTAATTCCCAATCTTTCCAACCAGCTAATAGTGCAATTCTTTGCCATGTATCTGTTTCTTCTGCTAAAGCATTTTGTATGTTATCTGCTTTTTGTATAGCTCTATCAAGTGGTAAATTAATAAATGCTGATGTTAATTTACCTATAGCTTCATTAGCTGGATTATCAAAACTTAATCCTTTTTCATTTATTTCTTTTTTATTCCATGAATAAATTCTACCCGCAGATCGCAGTTTAGAAATTTTAGAGGATATAGGTGGTGATATATCTAATAATTTTAATGCCGCATCTTCATATTTAGGGCTTTTCTTTTTAGATTGCTCTACAATTTTTAATCCTATATTTTTTACAACAGAAACTGCTGCTCCGGCAAATCCAATACCTCTTAAAAAACTATCAAGCATGCTATTAGCACCTTTTATATATTTATCAGATTCTTTTTCTTCTTCTTCATCATCAAACAATGTTGCAAATAAAGCTTGCTGTAATGCTGTAAATATGATATTTTGTGCTACTCCGTAATAAATTATCTTTGAAATATTAGCTTTAGCATCACCACGTCTATTTTTAAGATCCAAAATAGCTTTTTTAGTTAATCTAGCATACTGAGCAGGTGTGTTTGCAAAAGCTAGTATCATGCGTCCTAATGGACCCGCTTGTTGCTGACTAATTCTATCAGGCCTACTTGATTGTTGTGATTCTTCAGCTGCTTCACTAAAATCAATCATCGCTTGTTTTTCTGCTTCAGCTTTTGGCATGCCTTCTTTCATTAATGATTTAATTCTATTTCTATAGAATGTTGAACCACCTGATGCAATAGCAAAACTATCTGCAATTTGTGTAGGCAAAAATCCTAATTTAAGTAAACCACTTATAACTCCTCTAGCTTTATTTGAATCATTTGCAGCCATTTCAGCAATATCAGTTTCATTTACATTTATTTTTAAACCGCCTCTTCTGTCTTTTAAAAAGTCAGAATTCATTAGTTTTGCAAAATCAGACCAATATTGTTTTTGATTAGCAAATGCACTTGCTGCAGCTAATAAATTATTATCAGACCAATTAATAAAGTTAATTGATGATATTGTTTGAAGTACAGCTGATCTTGTATTAAAAAACATAATAGCACCTACAGAATTTGAAATCCAATTAGTAAGTCTAGTAGTAAGAGCATCTCCACCATAAGATCTATTACGACCAGTTTCCATACGTTTAAGTATGTTTTCTAATGCAATTCTATATGGTTTACCATAAATTGCTTGAAGTTTATTTAAATTTTCATTACTAAAAATAGCATCAACATTACTTTGCCAATCTTCTAAATATTGTTTTCTTTTGATTGTATTTAATGAAGCTAATATATCCTGGTCAATTGAACCAGAAGTCCAACCAGCTGTTGGTGTTGCTAATCCATCTGGTTGCATAGCTAATAATTGATCTCCAAAATCTTTTAATTTTTTGTTTTTTTCAACGTATTTAATTAGTTTATCAGCATTTTTTAATTCTAAACCGGGTATTTCAATGCCATCTTTATTCCACATATATACACGGACAGCTTGTTCTCTAGTAAATTCTTCACCTTCAATTTTTTTACGTAAATTTTTAGGAGCTATTTTAAATGTTTTAGCAATAGCTTTATATCTAGCGGTTAACGCAACACGCTCTTTAGCTATTTCTCCCATTGCTTTAGCATAAGGATTTAATAAAGATTTTTTATAAAAATCCATTTGTTTATCACCTTTTTTACCTTTTCCTAGAGTAGCATATAATAAACCAACAAAATCTTCAGCAGAAGGTGGGATAAAAAATTTAAATCTTCCTTTTTTCGCACCAGCCGCATTAGCTGTTGCTTGATCATATACTTTATCTGCAGAAATACCTGTTTTGTCTTCAAGTATTTTATTAAAATCTTCTGAAAGTGATTTAGAAAATTTAATTGTATTTGCACTTTTTATTGTGTAACTTTTAAGTTTACTTTGATTTACTATAGGTTGTCCTTTTGAATCAATAAGAAAAGCACTATCTGCTATTAATTGTCTTATTTCTAATGGAATATTAGCAGAATTCGAATTAAAATTAAAAGGATTTTTAACTTCTTCTCCATTTTTTAAAGCTTTAAAATTTTCTATATTAAATTCAGCTTTGCGAAGTGCGTCTTGCATTAAATCTTGACCTAAAATAAATTTTACTCCATTAAATTCTCTAATTATTAATTTGTTTTTGCTATCTATAAAAACTTTATATATGTTTTTACCACTTTTAAATGTGTGTGTACCTTTATTTATATATTTATCTACTGCTCTATTTGATGTTACCTCTTTTTGTGATTTTAAAAAATTTGTTTTTGATACTATTTCCCAAGGGAGTATTGAATTAAATTCTGAATTTGGATCCGGATAATAATCTTCAATATCCATTTCAGCAATTCCATTTGGAACTATTTTATAAAATGTCATATCAAATTTAGCATTTTCATCTTCATCAAGCCACTTTTGATATAATCCGTTTTTTATATTATTGTTAAATATTTCTTGTTTATCAGAAGCATATTTATAAAATGTAGTAAGTTCTTTATTTTTATTATATAATTCATAATTATTTGATTCTTTTGAACCTTTTATATAACCTTCAAACTTACTATTAACATTATTTGCGTTATTTAGTGATGAATTTAAAACAAGTGAATCAGTATCTAATGATCTAATTTCCCTAAGTCCTTGTTTGTTTTTTGGTAATTTATAAATTAAATTATCTGTTGGTTGGTCCATGCGGTCCCACCATTGATTATTAGCCTTAAAAGCTAATAGCTTACCATCTTTAAAAGCTATTTCTTTACCACTTCCATAGCTTTTCCAATACTTAAATGCTTCATCTAAATTTCCATCTATACTAGCAGCAATACACCAAGGATTAGCTTTTTCACCCCAATTAGAATCAATTATTTTTCTAACATCTAGTTGAGCTTGTTTAGTATTTATAACTTCATAAACATCTATTCCATCTTTAAATCTTCTTTTATCTAAAAAAGTTTTGTTTAAAAATTTATCTGGATTAATTCTTTTAGGTTTAATTACTCCTGAAAACTTTTCTAATAATTCATTAGGATTTTTAAAACTAAAAGGATCTAATTTTTTATTAGCAGCAATTTTAATAGCATCTTCAACTTTATATCCATCTTCAGGTAAAATTAAATAACCATTACCCATGTAAAATAAAGCTAGTTTTTCATATTTACTTTTTTTGTTTTTGGGTACATCTAGTTTATTAACCCAATCAAATAAATTATCAACTTGTTTAGGTATATCTTTTAATTCTGGTCTTTTAGCTTTTAATATATTTTCGTAATTTTTTCTAGAAGTTTTAGAATATTTAATAGACAATAATGAATCATGATTACCAATAATACTAAGGCCATTATTTAATGATTTAGAAAATTTAAAATCTATTGGTCTATCAATAATTCTACTAACTTCTTCAGTTTTTTGTTCTTTATCTAAAAATTCTCTTTTTTCTGCAACTTCAGGTTTTTGTATAACCTCCATTGTAGCATCTAAAGCTATTTCATCTGCAAGTAATTGTGATAACGATGTTTTACGTGAGTTTGCTAAATTAGCATATACGCTAGGCCCAGTAAAGTAATCAATAAACTCTTGTTTAGTTATTTCAGATTTTGGTTTAAATACTTTTTTACCTATTTGTGTTTTTTCTCTTAATTGTTTACCTTCTTCATTTATAACTTCTTCAGTAAATAAACCAGAAAACTTTTTATTAAGTGTTTGTTGAGGAATAGCTTTAAATATTTTTTCAAAATTATCATCTAAGTATTGCTTATATGCAACACCAGTACCTAATAAATTTTTAAATGTTTTAGTTAAATCATTTCTAAAACTTTTTGTTAAAGCTGCTTTAAATTTTTTACTATCAACAGGCGGTAATTTAGTACCAAATGTTTTCTTAACTGAATCACGTACTTCCTGTACTGCTGCTTCATTTAAATTTATTTCTCTTCTTAAACTTTTACGTGCATCTTTAGATTCTTTATCTTGTGACTGTGTTACAATATCATCTGTAACTTCTGTTGCTGCAACACCTCTAGCTTCTGTAACATCTTCTGTAAACTTTTCACCTAATATACGACGTGAAGCTTCTATAGCTCTAGCTGGTAAATATTTGTTTATATAAGCGGCTAATGGCACACCTGAATCTGGTTTATATGCTCTAATTAAATCTAATATTCCTCTTTGACCTATTTCAATTTCACTTTCTAAAAGTTCTTTATCAAAATTAGGAGCATCTCTTCTTTTTTGTACTATTTTATTTGTTATAGGTTTGAATAAATTAATTATTTCAAGAGCACTATCTACACCTTTTGCATCGTATAATTCTTGAACTTTGTCAGATGCAATATCAGCTTTAGATTCTTTTACAATACTTTCAGCTTCTTTTATTGCTTTAAGCAAATCAAACAGACCACGTTCACCTGTTTCATCTTCTTTAACAGTTTGTGGTTCAATTTCATTAACAGTTTCTGCTTCTGTTTCTGTTAACTTACCTGTTGCTTTTGTTTCTGTTAATGCTATTTGAGATTTACTTAATTTACCTTCTGAAATATTTTTATTGTAATCCTTAACAAAATTATATACATCTCTACCAGTATTAAATTTAACTTTAACACCAGCAGCTTGAAGAGTTCTTCTTATTACATCACCTATTTTAGTAAATATATTTTCATTAAAAGTAATATCACCCGTAGCTAATGCATCAGAAAATAAAGTTATAGCTTCTTCTGCTTGTTCTTCAGCAGATTTGTTTTTATATTGATTTAATCTTTGAGCGTATTTACTATCCTTAACTTGATTAACATCAATTTTATTTAAATATTTACTAAGAGCATTTCCTAAATTAAGCTGAGCTTCGGGATTACCTTTAACGGTTTTGTAAAGCAACGCATGTAAAACTTCATGGAAAGGAGCTGTAACTGCTTGGTCTTTTTTAGCTATTTCTTTATTTATTACAATAGTTTGTTTACCTGTATTACGATTTTGTATAATAAATGCTTGCTGTTCAGAAGCTTTTTGACTTACTTTGCCTGGTATGTTTTGCTGTAAAAATTCATTTATAGCTGCAGCATTTTCAAAAGATTCAACATTTATATCAGATATTTCTGAAACAGCTTGTGTTGCTTTTTCAATGTTTTTTTCAAGCATAATATTATTAATCCTATTTTGAGAATCTTCATATGCTGTTTTAAATCCTTTTAAAGCTGTATTATATTGTTTTCTATTAATCTTACCTTCATCAAATTCTTCATTTAACTTTTGAACTTTTGAAATTTGTGTATTAGCTAAATCTCCTAAATTATTTATTTCATCAATTTGTGTATCAGATAGTTTATTTATTTTATCATTATTTTCTGTTACACGAGTAGTTATTTTAGCTTTAACTTCGTCTATTTGATTTTGTATACCTTCTTTTACTGTTGGTGATCTTGAAAGATTATATTGTTTATTTAAAACAGTAAGTTCTTCAAGTTCTTGATTTATTGCTTTAACGTCCGAAGGTGGTCTTGAATTACTACTAGCTAACAATCTAGCTCCTTTCATACCTGCACCTCCAAAAGCTCCTTGTAATCCGCTTTCAAATCCTTGTTGTGAAAATACAGCATTAACAAATTCTCCAGCAGCCTCTTTTTGACTACCAGTTTCACCTAATTTTTTATTATATTCTTCAGCACCATATTGGAACATTTCAGTTCCAGCTTCAACTCTTGCGGCTCCTAAAACCGCTAATCCTTTAGCACCAAATTGTCTTCCAATAATAGTTTTAGATATTGATTTAGCAGCTTCTTTTTTTAACGGAGCAATCATTTTACCAAGACCAGTATTTTCAGCAAAAGCTTGGAAGTATGCAATACCCATAGGTTTAGCTGTATCTGCTTCGTCATCTTGTATAAGTTGTTCTAATGATTTTCCTTTTCTTTTAGCTAATCCTTTATTGTATTCTATATAATTATCTGCTGCATAGTCCATGAAATATCCAGCCCCTGCAGTTAAAACACCATAAGCTGCTGATCCTACTGTATTTAAAAAAGCACTTGCTATTGCAGCTCCTCCTTTTAAAAACTCACCTTCTTTAAAGCTTTCAATAATTTCAAGAGTAGGTTTACGTAATTGTTTTTCTTTTTCTCTTTCTGGTATTTTTTCTAAAATTTCTTCAGTACCTAATCCTTCTGTAATAAATTTATTGTCTTTATTTTCTTTAATAAATTCTTCTACATTTTCTTCACCAAAAACAGAGTTAGCTATAGCAGCACTTGCAATATCTAAAGCAGCTGAATCTCCTGTCCAAAAATCAGCAACTCTTCCAAAGTCTGTTCCAATATTATATAATGAATTTTTTATAGATTCAAAACCAGATACTTCAGCTGACGGTAAATCCGAAGAAACGGTTTCCGAAACTAATTCCGTATCTGCGCTTACGGGTGCTACAGTTTCCTCCACAACCGCACCCGGTGCTGTGGGAGTTTGCTTTCCCAATTCTTGGGATTCATAATATTTTATAACAGCTGCAATATTTTCTTCAGATTCACCTGCATCAATCATGCGCTGAACAATAGCTTCTATTTCATTCATATTAAACTATTTTATTTTGTTGTATATTTTTGTAATAAATCAGCTGCATTCATTTCATCTTGAGTTGGCGGAGTAAAGCCGCCTTGTATTGTTAATGCGTTTAATAAATCATCTGCAACGCTTTTAGCGGTTGGCACATCATAACCAGAAGCAATTAATAATTCTCTATAAAAATCTTTTTTACTAATTGGTTTATTAATATCTAATTCTATTCTTGAAGTTTTTGGAGCTCCTTTTAAATTAATATCATAACCTACAAATTTATCGTCTTCGTCTCTAGCTGTTTTAACATTAAAGCCCATGCGATTTAAAGTTGATTCAAGAGCAGTATCATTTTCTTTAATTTCTAAATTGCCTATAGTTTGTATTACATTACTTTGAGGTGCTCTAGGAAAATTAAATACATTACCTTCTGCTAATATATCATTAGCCATTTTGCCGGCAGTTATTTCTTTTTTACTAGGTTTAGATGCTTTTGTAGGCTTTGGTGGAACAATTAATTGTCTTTTAGTAGTTGCAAGAGCAAAATCACCTTCAATTTGAATTACATCTTTTTGAGATGCAATATCATTTAATAAAAGTTCAGTATAAGCTTTTCTTACACCTTCTTCATTATCTGTTAACGGAACTTCAGTTGATTGATTTAATTGATTTTTCCAAACATTTCTTTTTTGTTGATTGTCTAAACCATAATAAGCAGCAACTTGTCCATCTAATGTTGCAGATGAAGCATCAACAATAGCCTCTTTATTTATTGTTTTATATAGTTGTTTATATTTATCTCCACCAATTGTTGTTGTAATACTTTCTTCTGTATTTAAAAATTGTTCTTTATAACCACCTTGATCATTAAGTATTTGTTTGTCTACGTCTTTTAAAAACTCTGTTTTAGTATCAGGTATATCGTATAATAAACTATTGCCAGATTGCAAATATTTTACTGAATTTAAACTTCGTATTAAGGATCCATCTTCACGGTAAGCCATCATGTCCATAGAACCATCTTCTAATTGGATCATTCTAACTGTTCCTCCGGGTTGTCTACCACTTGCTACTTGTATAAATTCTTGATTTATTAATCTTTCTTGCTCATTTTCTCCAGCAATACCTTTAGTATATCCTAACTCGTTTTTGTTTTGTATACTTAAATAATTTTGGCCATCAGCTTGCATAGAACCTACGAAAGCTTCTGCATCTATTAGTGTTGTATAAGAATTTTGTAATAATTTATTATAATATGCTCTGTTTTGAGGATTTGTTTCAGTAAGCAAAGCTATTTTAGCATCTCCATATTGTTTTATAGCGTTATCAGCTATTGGTCGTAATTCATCTGATAGTTGGTATTTTTTTGTTTGCTGTTGAAAATTAGCATTCATTTTAGCTTTTTCAAGATCAACTCTATTAAATAAATCTTGTTCTTTTTTTAAAGCTGCTTCTTGCTCTTTAAGTAATTTTTCTTGTTTTTTAGCATACATTTCAATGCCTCTAGCCGCTTGCTTCCCAACTTGTTCTAAACCTGCTGCATATATCTGACCTGCTTTACTAGGCTGTACTATTTGTGGATTTCTATAACTCATAATTTATTTTTTATAATCTTAACTTGGTTTACCACTTCCACCAGGACCAGGAACAGATCCGCCTTGGTAATTACCCGCAACTGAAGCTCCTATATTTCCTAAAGAACTCATACCACCAGATATTATAGAAGCTTGATCTGCTCTTGCTTGATTAATATTTGCTTGGCTTTGAGCTTGTTGGCCTGCTAGTCTATCTAATTGTGTTTGTTCTCTTATTTCTTTTTGACCAAACATAAATTGTTGCCCAGCAACATCAGCTGATTGCATTCTTTGAGCTTCACTTAATTGAGCACCTTGAACTCTTCGAGCTTCACTTAATTTAACTTGTTGTAATTGTGCTTCTCCTTGTGCTTTTAATCTTTCATTACTTAATTCTTGTTTTTCAATATCTGCAGAAACTTGTTTTTTACTTTGTAATGCCGCTTGAGCTAAAGCAGTTGCACCACCAGCACTAGCACCAGTTGCCCTTAAAGTATCTAATGTATTAGCTAATGCTAAATCTGATTGCTCCATTTGTATTTCAGCAGCACCAGTAGCAACACCTAAATCACCATAAGGATTAGACATCATTCCACTAAGATCGGTAGCCATTGAACTAAGATCTTTTACATTAGCATAAGGATTAATAATAGGTTGCCTTTTACTTTCTAAAGCATTCATTTTTCTACCTATTCTTTCTTTTTCTTTTTCTTCTGCTTTACGCTGTTTTTTAGCTCCAACAGCGCCAATAATAGTACCACCTAATGAAACTGCCGCTGAAGCGATGCCAACTATTAACATACTCATAATTTACTTGTTTTAAATTTAAATTCTTCATAACTAGATGAAGCTAATATTTTTTCTAATTCCTCAATGTTTTTAATATTATTAGGATTTTTATGTACCGTTACAAATGTGCTATTAGTATGGGCATATATTACTCTTTGATCACCAGCTTTAGATTTTTTATAAAAAGGTGCTGAATATTTTATTATTTTATCATTTGTTTTAATAGATACAGTGCCTTCAGTTAAAAACCATGCATGATCAAATGTGTGTATTGCACCTAGTACAATGCCTCCAGCGTGCATTTTCATTTCTCTTAAATAAATTTGATCTGCAAAAGTATGTTTAACAGGAAAAGCATCATGAGTTGCTATTTTACCATTATTATGTACTAAAACAATATCGTCATTTAATTTTTCTATTTCCATTAATAAGATGATTCTATATAATCCGAAGATACAGCAAATAATTCTTTTGCACCTCCAGGATCAGTAACAGAATCAGTAGATACTTTAACTGTTGCAAAATAGCCTTTAATACCTGTAACGGCATTTCCAAATATTACTTCACCTGCTGCAGCTACACTATTGTTTACTAAATTAGCTTTGTATTTGTTTTCCATACGTACAAATCCGGCATAATTAATTGGCGGAGTTAATACATTAGGAAATTGATTGCCATAATTATCATAAGCACCCTCATTATAACTATATACTTTTGTAGTTACATCTTGATTTATAGCAGATACAGCTATAGGATTACCAACTTTTTGTAAATCTGATTTAAAACTATCAACTTGCCATCCATTATCACCTTCATAATTAACTGTTTTAAAGACTTTTGATAAGCTTACTTGAGGATTAAATACAAACTCTATAGAAGATGAGCTGGTAGCACCATAAAACGTTCCATGGCTTACATCAGGGCTGTAATGAATATATAATGCTGCATCGTTAAAAGTATAAAAGTTATTTTTTAAACTTGTTCCTAATGTTGGCTTATATGTATAAAAACTTTCCCATCCTTTTACATCTTCATTAAATGATAATGTATGATATGTAGGGTTAGGTGCTGGTGCCTTATTCATATCTGGTTGTAATGATAATACATATTGTTTATTGTAAATATCCCACATACCCATTGCTTTACCACTTGTAGTTGTACTATTTAATGAGCTTAAGTTATCTCTAAAAAAATCATACATCCCATATTTAGATATTTCTGATATACCATCAACTGACAATCTTAGTACAGCATTTCTTTCTTTATCAGTAAAATATTTTCTATAGCCATATACTGCAAAACTTTCTGGGTTTTTACTTATACCAAAGTTTCCAGCAAAAGCTTGTATTTGACCAATTACATTAGGCCCAGTAGTTACAGTAGCATTACCTTCAGCTGAATAGATTGCATCTTTATCAATTAAAGCTCTATTAACTTTATTTTCTTGAAATATAACAAGATTTGTATCTTCTGCATATAACTTTTGTATTGAACCATTAGCTGGATCAACAGACTTAGTAATGTCTTCACCAACTGAAAATACATTTGTATCATTAATACCTGTTCTTGAATTAAATATTCCTGAATATATTAATGAATTTTGTTTGTGTATAGCATTTGGTTCAGATTCAACTAAATAGGCACGTACTCCATAGTCTACATTAGTATTATTATAACCACCACGTATTCTAGCTTCTTCAATAAACCATGATTTTGATTGATTTGCTGTAGCATCTTGTGGTATAGCTTTAGCTGAACCATTAATACCATTCCAAATAACATTATCGCCGCTTGCATCTACAACTTTTCTTAATATAAAGCTGTTAAAATATTTAACTTCTACTACTGCTGCCATATTTTATTATTACTTATTTATTATATTAATTACTGACCAGTTTCTGAAGGTGTTGCAGTCCTAGTTAATTTTTCTCCAGTAGCATTAAATTGTGCCGCCCATCTTCTATCTTGATCAGTATAAGCAAAATTATTTGTAATTGGTTGGCCTTCTCCTTTTACCCATGAATTCCATGTTCCATCTCTACCTGTTTTAGTATTACTAAATGCAGGAATATAAGTATGCCATTTGCCTGATGATTGACTAGTTGGTGTCCATTTTGTTGATAATGCTGAATCTGTATAAAATTGAGTAACATATTTACAATGCCATTCTTTTGCAAATACTGACACTGATGGAGTTGAATTTTTTAATGAGTTAATACTTGCACTATCGCCACTTGATGAAACTTTATATTCAAAAAATGTTGGTGATGATGAAGAGCAAGTAGGATAATCTTTAGGATAATAAAAATCTCCATATTTTACTGTTATTTTATAACGATTACCATTATAAAAAACAGATGTTGTTTCAGGGCATCTTACGTTTGTTGAAGATGGATTTAAAATATTTAAATTTACGGTAACTACCCCTTCAGCAGCATTTTGACCAACATAATTTCCATTATAATATTGAGCTTGTCCCCAAGGATAACCAACTATAAGTCTATAATCTCCAAATTTATCTGATTCTTGTTTATATCCTTGATCTTTACCAATTGCAAAAGTTCTATTTGCTTTTCCAAATAATCTAGTATAATTAGGAGTGGGAGATCCAGCTGCATAGTATTGGGTCATAACTGACATTACATCCGTAGTGTCAATTCCATTTACAAAATTATTTCCTAAAACAGGAGTTGCAGTTGTAGATTGATTTATAACACCTTCTTTATTTATTGTATTAGAACTTGTATCTGAAGAAAATATATTAAAACCAGAATTTACAGAACTAGCTTCATAATTTACTTCTTGAGCACCTCCAAAAAATATTTGTTTATTTTCTATATCAGTTGCTCTTACCCAAGGACTTGCAGCATTAGGGCGATATTGTAAATAGCAAGGCCAAGTTACATAAGGACCTTGTGACCAATCTGTTCCGGATGCAGGTAAACCAATATTATTTCCAGATAATTGAAAAGCACTATATTGTTCTAATTGAAAATCAACACTTATATATGCAGTACCTTGTGTTAGATTACTTGCAGATTGATTACTATTATAAATAATATTATTATTTTTATTAGTTATAACGGGTGGTTGAGATTGTAATGTATGACAATTAGAATTTGTTACAGTAACAGCAACTTCTGTTGGTGAAGCTAAATTATCATTTAATTGTAATGCAGTTATAGGTTGTCTTAAATTATCTATTATAGGACTTTGTTGAGCTGCATTGGTTACATCAGATACCCAATAAAAACCTTGACTTATTGCCCCTAAACCGCCCGTAATACTTTTGCAATCAGCAAAAGCTCCATTAGCAGGCTCAGCTCCAACTGTGGTATTTATTGCACATGTTGTACTTAACGCACCATTAGCTGATCCTCCATCTGCATCAGTTAATGTAACTGTTCCAGAAAAAGATCCTGTAGCAGTTCCTGTTAAATCTTGTAATACACCCGTAGATGAATCAATTGTTATAGGTGACGTTGCGTCATCATTAACTAAGCTCCATACTAAACCTTGACTTGTGTAACTTCCACTTGTATTTGAGCCATTATTTCCTGTAAATGTAAATATGTTTTGTGTTCCTGGAACAACAGCTATAGTTGAAGGGCAGTTAGTTATTTGAGGTGTAGCATTTGCTAAGCTAGCTTGGTAATCTATTATTGTAGAAGAAGCATTACCTAAATCTTGAACATTAAAATTAAATGTAAAATTATTTTGATTAGGATCCGAGTTAAAAAAGAAATATGCCGAAGTTTGTAACACATAAGAATCTTGCGAATATGTTGCTCCATTTGGAGTTGTAGCTCCTCCAGCTGTTTTAATTATTATTATTCCAGTTCTATTAGCCCCAGTTCCGTCTACTATAGTATTTATATCAACTTGAGAAGTTGGTATAGGGTTATCAGTTAAATCTAATGGCCAAAAATCATTTGTAATTGTTGTACCTATTGCATTTGCTTCAGATTGAGCATAAGTAATAATGCTAAATCCTGTTGGATTTTGATTACCTGTATTAATTGCTAAATTTAAATCAGATATAAGACCTGTTGTAGATGTTTCCCAATAAATATCTAACAGTGATAACACAGGACTTGTTTCGTATATACCTAAAAGTATATTATAATTGCCTGAAGCATGTATATCCGCGCCTATAGGGTTAATAGAATTTCCTTGTGTTGATCTTGCTAATAAAGGATTAGATTTAGATTGATAAATATCTGAATAATCTGTTGTTGTTCCTAATATATCATTTTGTTCTCCAATAGTTGATACTGTATCAGATGATTGACCAGGATAATATTGTTCATTAAAAGCTGGAATATTAGTTGAAGCATCAGGAGTAACTCTTCCAAACAACTGTACAGAACTTCTAAATTGTTTTTGTTCTGGCCCAACTTCGCTTAAATCACGTGGTACTTTATTTATATTATCATTTAAAAGAGTTATATAAGAAACAGTATTTTTAGGATCATCTAATAAACCTCCAGGATCTTGATTTAAAATACCAGGTAAATAAACATTATAATAATCTTGTTCTGTTTGTTTTACAACAATTTTATATGAATACCATCCAAGTGGATTATAACTAGCTGATCCAGTATTTCCATTATATAATCCCGCACCACCACCAGTAATTTCGCTTGTAAATAAAACTTTTAATGAATCCCCTGGCCAAGTAGCAGGTAAATTATTACTTGATGTTTTATAAGGATGGTAATATGTAGATCCTTTAAATACGCTACCGCTTTCAGTAACGTCGTCTGCTGTTACAGAAGATAAAATTACAGAAGATGTTCTTCCAAATTTATCAGATAAAACAATACCAATTTGATAATTTCTATTTTGTTTTAAAGTATGCATAGGATATTCAGTAATACTTGTATCCCATTGTGTTTCATTCGTTCCTGAAACATTAAATGCGGATTTATTAGATGCATTTACTGAATACTCTATATTAGCAGGTGGAGTATGTTTATCTTGAAAATTACTATATACAACTCTATTGCTAATAATTTCTTGACCAAAAGCTTTTACAGGTACTTTATCATATACTCTGATTAAATCTGCATTTGGTAATGTTTTAAAAGGTTTTCTGGCTTGATAATTATATTGAACAATGTCTGTAGTATTAGACACAAAATCTGCAGTTTGTATATCAATAGTATCTATAACTTTTATTGTAGTTCCATCGGATTCTTTATATAAAATTTCAATTTCATTTACTTTAAAGCTATCGTTTAATTGATTTGCATTAGAAGGTAGTGGAATTTGTAACAAAATATTATCTGCTTTATTTTCCATAAAATCTACTATTGTACTTCTATAAGCTGAATTTTCATCTTTAGAATTACCAGTAGGGGTAGTATTATTTAAAAAATATCCATCTTGATCTGGTATAAAAGCAGGTTGAGTAAACGGTGCAATTAATGAATATTCATTATCATCAAATTTAAATCTATAACTAAATCTTACAAATTTATCATTTAAATAATTTGGATCTCCAGGATAATTAGCTGCATAATATGGATTTGGTGTGCCATTTGGTAAATTTTGGCTAGTTCTATCATACATAGCTGTTTCATAAATGCCTGTATTTGCACCTGTTTCTTTGTAAAGTTGTATAGGCTCAAATGGATTATATTTAGCAACTGATATTTGTTCTTCTTTAGTGTAATAAGTAGGTGTTGTGGCTGGAGGTATAGGTGCTGCAGAAGCAATATTTATTTTACGGGGTTGATTTCTATTATCTGTAAAAAATAAAAAGTTTTCTAAAACATTTACACCAATAATTAAATTAGTTGTAGCAAAATTTAAAAATGCACCTTGTAATAAAGGAGTAGCTGTATTTGAATTTACATTATAAGAATAAACAAAATTACTTGCGGTAGGATTAAAAGCATTAGGATTAGTTGAAGGTGGAACATAATTTGTTAAAAAAACATAAATTACCTCATTAGTAACATCCGTAAATTGTCCTATAGTAGTCAGATTAGGTGCGCCTGTTAATGCTGCAAAATCTAAAAGTAATTTATTACCTCTTACATTTTGTAAGGCCCCAACGTCAGCTCCTTCGGATCTACTAACTTGTATATTAATTCCTTCTCTATATTCACCTGATGGTAGCAATCTAGCATCAAGATCTTTATTCATTTTGGATTTAATAAAAGCATTTTTTACTTCAGCCATTTAATTTTAGTGTTTAATCCACTTGGATTTATTAGTCATTACTTGAGTAAATTCTTCTAATTTAATATTAGATAATCTAATTTTAGCATTTCTTAATTTAGCGCTTCGTTCACGCTTTAATCTGTTAATTACATATTCAGGTATATTAATGCGGCTAGCTAATATAGCATGACTAATATGAGCATATAATGCTTCTTCAGCCATTTTAGGTACTTTCATTGTCGCATCATAAGCAACACCATCTGATATATACTCTAAAATTATTAATGCTCCATTTAAATCACTTGAAAAAGACATCTTACCCATTCTTTCGTCTATTGTAAACCATCCATTAACTTGCGTTAATTCTGGGTCTAACCCATAACGTTGTCCATAAAATCCTCCATAACCCCAATCAAAATTCCATATATCTAATGGTGCTAATCCATTATTAATATCTTCAGTTGTAATACCTCCACTTAATAATCTTGGGTTTGCTTTATCCCATCTTTCATTAGTTTGAGATGAACCCTCAAGTCCTTGATCATAAGAACCAGAGGTTTGTATACCATCATTGTCTTGTAAAGGTGTACTATAAGGTCTTGTTGTTAAAGTTGTAGGATATATAGGATGTTTAACTCCTAATCTATCAATCCATGAACAACCCACATAATTAATATAATCTTGTGGCAAAGGAACTGAAAGGGTAGGCGGAACTGTCATTTCTGAAGAATGAATACTTTTTAAAGTATCATAGCTAAATTCTTGTAATCCTCTTTTAGCATGAAACAATACATCTGTTCTTTTAACACTTGGTATTAACTTTCCAGCACCTACATATGCAATCATAAAATTATTAATTACATCATTCATAGATGTATATTGATAACTTCCATAATTTTCTTGAGTTGTTTTTCCAAAAGCATCTCTATTGCCATATTCGCCACCGGTTTGAGTTTTTAATTGTACAACAATAAAACTACCAGTTACTAAAGCATTTGCAAAAGTTATTGTATTTTGAAAAATACTATATTCTTGTATATACTCTACAAAACTACCGGGCAACCCAGTTAAACTTGTATAAAGAACAAAATTATTTAATCCAAATTTTGAATCTGTAGGTGAAAAATTACCATATACTAAATTAGTATTAAAAGTTGTAGTAAAAGATAATTGATTAGCTGCAACCTTAAAGCTTTGAGCACCTTCGTAATATTGTCTATTTGTTTCGGTTATTAAACCACCGTCAACTTCTGCCATAATTTATTAGCTTTTTTTATTTATTTCGTCCATTTGAACTTGTTGAGTTGCTGCTTGAATAATTTGTGGATCTCTAATAACTATTCCTGCATATATTAATATTCTTAATATCACTTCTGTTTGCTCAGAATCTTGCAATTCAAAATTTATTGATCCAGTTGGTTGTGTTGCCGCATTAAAAGGAGTTGAATTATATATATATTGGCCTAAACCTCCTACATCAAATCCCCATATAACGTCTTTAGGCTTTCTTATAAAATCAACAGTTATTTTAGAAACTATTTCAGTTGGTTTTACAAAAAGTTTATTATTTTCATATAAATAAACAGGCCAAGAAGTAGACGGCTTTGTTAATTGTGATTTATTAATATAATAAAAATCACCTCTTTGAAGTCTTTGAAGTTCAACTTCATCATTATATAATACAGTGCCTAATCTATAAAATGTTATGGTGTCACCAAAACCATCAGTTGTAGGTAATGTAAAATATGGAGTTGCTGGATTCGTTGTTGAATCATACGTAGCATTTCCAAATGTTTTAAAAATAGATATTTTTTCATCTAAATTTGTTATTCTATCTGAATAATCTGTATCGGCTTGTGGAACACGTATTTGCTGATTTAAATCTTCAAAATACTTTTCAAATATTTCAAGCTGAACCTGATTACCAATATTGTTAAATTCTTGAGGTGTCATATAACCTCTTTGTTCTTTATTTAATATTAATAAAACGGTTTGATATACGGTGTTTACGTTTATAGCCATTATTTTTTATTATTTTAATATAGGAGGATAATTTTTATATCCCCCTTATATTAATATTACATGTTATTTTAATTTTTTCTCAATAGATTTAAATACCTCAGTACCCTCATCTGTTTTGAAAAAAGCCGCCATTGCTGAATATGGATTTTCATCAAATGGAACGGTCATTAATTTTTTATCGTTTGAAGCCCAAGAAAATGTTCTTTGATCTTGTGATAATTTTATAATACCTGATTCCTGTGCTACAATTGCAATATTACGTAGCTCAACATTATCATCAGCAGCTAAATCTAAAAATAAATCTGGTTTACGTTTAGCAAACAATAATAGATCTCTTCTTATTTCTTTTGAGCTCATTGTGGTTACTTGAGAACCTACTTCAACTCTTAAGATTGCTTCTGCATGATCTATATCAATATTCTTAGCAGCATTTAACGCATCAATTTGCATTTCTAAATCATCTAATTCATCTTTAGCTTCTTCTATTGCATCAAATTCTGTATATGCAACATTTAACTTTGGATGATATAATGACAATAATTTTTGCAAATTTTGTTTTTCTTTTGAAACTGTTAATGTTCCGTCTTTAAAAATAATATGCCCTAATGTTGCTTCACCTTTTTGCTCCGCAGCAAATGGAGAAGTTTGATTAGTTGCATATCTTAGTTCCTTTTGTTCATTAGTTTTAGAATCAAACCATAGTAATGGAACTTTAGTTGTATGACGAGAAGGTATTGTTAATGTTAAAGGACTTTTATTTCCTGTTAAATAATAATTTCTGTCTTTAATTTCCCACTGTGGTTTAGTGGATTTTTTAATTGTTTCTTTTACCACTGGTGCTTCCTGTTCAATTACTGGAGCATCAATATTTTTAGCTTTTTTAGCCATGATATAATATAATTTAAAAGTTAATATAAAAAATTACCCAAGGGGCTTGCGCCCCCTGAATAATAATATGTATAATCTACTATTTAGTAAATAATACGAAGTTGTTTGCAGCCTGAACTACTAAACATCTTTCAGATAGGAAATGAACTTCCATCGCATCTAATGAAGATGTATATGCACCTCCAACAGATCCTGTTAACCAAGACTTCATTCTTCTATCATCCGCTTCAGATGCACGGTAACGTACATGTAAGAAAGGTCGTCTGATATTAGTTCCTAAGATTTGGTCATATACAGTTGATGTACCAGCTGGAACAAGGACACCATCAATAGGATTGTCTGCCATTGCACCTCTAGTAGAAGCATCATTTAAGTATTTCCAATCAGTTTTATAGAAATCATAAGAACCTCTACGGAAACCAGTAAATCCAAGATTTAATGCCATCTCTTCAGAGTTTTCAAATAATCCATAAGCTGTTCCTCCATTTGCACCAGCAGAAAGAGTAGCTAACATATCATCAAAATCTAAAGACGTAGAACGATTTAAGAAAAGCATGTTTTCTTCAATAGCTCCTTGAGTATCTAAATTTTTAAGGATATTGTCAAATGTACCTAATCCACCAGCAGCAACGAAGCCACTTACTACATTACCTCTATCTTGAATAGCTGCAAATAAACCTTGAGTACCACCATAAGCAATACCTGCAATTCCTGCAACACCAGAACCAGCTGCTGCTAATTCTCCTTCAACTACAGCCATTTCTAAGTAATCTTCAAAACGTAAACGAGTTTCTGATTCAGCTTTTAAATACCATAAGAATCCAGATGTTCCATCTTCAGTTGCTACTTCAACCCATCCTATTTGAGCAGTATCAGATCCATTGATCGCATACTTTTCTTTAATAATGATAGGAGAATTTTGAAACTGTGTAAAACTTGGAGTTACACTTTTAATATCATTGTCTGTAGTTCCTTTTCTATATTCAGAACCATAAACAAATATTTTTAATCCTGCTGTAGCCTGTGCAATCGTAGGAGCAACATTAGCTGATGTATACGATTTAACAGAAATACTAGCCACACCACCTGCTGTTACGCTTGCAACTACAAGAGCTTTAACTTCTGCTCCATTAGCTGGATTCATAATAACGATAGTTTGATTTACAGAAATAACATTTTCAACAAATGCTGCACCTGCACCACCTACAGCAAATGTAATATCATCTGCTACTGCAGCTGAGTGAGTACATCCATCATAAGCAATATGTAAACGGTTTTGCTCAGACCATACGATTTGGTCAGAAGTCATGGGCATTTCTGCACCAACCATTCTTAAGAAGCCAGATAATGTTCTGTTTCCATAACGCTCTACTTCTTGTTCATAAATTTCAGGAAGGTATTGTTGCGCGAAGTCATTGTTACCATCGGTGAAACTTAAATAATTTGTCTCTAAAAGCTGTTGCTTTTGAGACGGTTTAATTGACCCAAATACTGGGGCCACTGGAACTGTTGCCATAATTTTTAATTTTTAATTTTTAATTGAATCTTTTTTTCTTAATTGTTAATTTTGAAGAATCAAGTCCACTTATAGCTCTGACCTTAAGACCATTAACAAATACATTTCCGTCAGCAGTAGCTCTAGGCTCTGTGCTAACATTTTTGGATTTATCAATAACGTTCTTAACTGCATCAGCTTTTCCTTGTTCATAAAAATGATTTGCAATTTTATCTACATTAGATGCTGCATACATAGCTTTATGATAACCTTTAGTATCCACAACTTCACCTTTATCATTTAGGAACTTCCCAATAATATTGTTGATATTAGATTGATTATCAGCAACTTGATCTGTATTTTGAACTTTATATCTAAACTTTTTATCACCTACATTGAAATCAAAACCTTTGAAATCATTATTAAATAATTGTTTAGTATTAGATTTAAATTGTTCATGCTGCTGTTTAGCGACATCTTGTTCTTCATTATATCTGTTAAAAAAGTCTAAAGCTTTTTGTTGCTCTTGAGTAGCACCAGGTTTCAACTTGATTTCCTGATAGTATTTACTTTTAAGCTCATCCAAATAACTTTTGGCTTTTGCAACCTCTTCTTTGTACGCTAATTTCTTTTTACGTACATCTCGCTCATCATCTACGTCTTGATCATATTCAAATTCATCTTCCATAAGAAAGCTAATTTCTTCAAAATCTAAATGAGGACGAGTATTTTTATAATATTCTCTTAAAAGCGTTTTATCATTAACATTATTATAATCTGCATTTAGTCGAACATAATCTTCAATATTTCCACCAGTTTCTTTCATAAATGAAACTAAGCTTTCAATATTTTCGGGTAAAATTCTTTCGTCTTTTACCGCTTCTTTAATTTCTTCTTTAATTGTTTCTTGCTTGGTTTCTTCTTTGTCCCCAATTTCAACAATTTCTTCTAAGACTGTTTCTTCTTTAGAATCTTTGGCAGTAGTTTCGGGTTCATTGTTTCCTTCAACCACTTTTTTGCCATTTTCGGATGATTTGCGAACATCCACTTCATTTGTGCTTTGCTCCTGAACGGCATCTTCTTCTTTTTTTTCGTTAGGTACAATTACTTTTGTAACTGTTTCTTCTTTTTCAACTTTAGGTTCAACCAAATTTACTTTTGTAATTTCGTTTTTTTTCCCAAGCTTTTTCATTTTAGGTTTTTTCTTTATTTTGAAATCCCCCTCTTTAATTTCTGGTGTTGTTGACATAATATAATAGTATAAAATTGATTAATAAAAAATTATCTAGGATTAAATTGTTCTAATCCAAATCCGTCTAAGTTGTCATTTCCAGCGGATTCAAAATTCTTAGGTAATAAATCATTTTGTCTTTGATCTATTAACTCAGATTGTTGTGTTCCTTGTATTCGAACACGTTGATCTTTACGATCTTCAATTTCTTTTTCTTTATTTGTTTCAGATTTACCTTTAGCTTGAGCTAATTGAACCTGATAATTAAATTCCTCTGCCATAAGTTCTCTTTTAATTTGAGACTCTGTACGCATTCTTTCAATTTCAAATTGTGACTTAGCTTGTTCAATGCTAACTTTTTCAGCTGTAATAGCCTGCTGCTTTTGTACTTCTGCTAATGCGGCTGCTTCAGAAGCTTTTGCATTTGCGGCAGCTTGAGCATTTATATTAGCTAATTGCTGTGCTTCAACTGCTTCTTGTTTTTTCTTACGTTTAAATTTAAGAGTTTGATTAGCAAGCTTTAAATTTTTAATTTGTCTTATGTCAATTGCATCTTCTAAATCAATTCCACCTGATTGTAATGCAACTTGAATATTTTGTTCTAATTGGGCTTGTTCTTCTGCTTCTGGTTCTAATTCTAAATATATACCAAAATCATATAAATTTAAATCTTTTATTTCATTTAATGTTTTAACATTAAATTTTGAAATACTTTGTTTTAATGATTCATTAGTTAATGGATTTTCTAAACAATCAGCAATTCTTAATGATATATTTTCACATATTCTTAATGTTAAAAATAAACTAGATTTTAAAATATGTTTAGTTGCAATATTAGATTGATTTGCTGCTATTTTTTGTAATCCAACTAATGCATTTTTATCAGGGGTGCTTGCATCTCTTGCTTCATTTAATCCGGTAACATCTCTTATCATTTGCAAATAATATTGATATGTACCAATTAATGAATTTATTTTTGCTTGGCCCGCAGAGGAAGTTAGTTCTTGTACAGGAACTTTACCTCTATTTAATTCGCCATCTTGTGTTAAAGATCTTCCTACAATACTACCTGTTTGAAAATACATATTTAAAGCTTCGGCTGGATTATAATTTGTACCATTACCTAAATCCACTTCTGCTAATCCATCCATATCTAAAAATACTCCATCAGGAACTATTCTAGACATTACTTGTTGTAATTTTAAATGAGTTAATTGAATCATATCAGCAAATCCCGTAATTCTACTTACTAGCGATTCTACACGACCTTTATACATTCTAGGTGCCGTAACAGCATAATTCATTTTAACTTTAGTAGTATCTGCGTAAGGCCTAGTCATGTTTTCACATAACTCCCACCTTAACATTGTATTATTACCTAATACTTTAACTCCATCATATAATACTTCAATTGTTCTTGAAACTCTTTCAAAATTATCATTTGGGGGAGGATTAAAAGTGTCTGGTTTTTCAATTACTTTTTCTAATCCACTTTCTGTTTGCTTTATTTTAAATACTTGATTCATGTAAGTTTTATACTCGAAGTATAATACTTGAACTGTATTTTCATCATAATTACCCCAGCCTGAAACGTATTGCTTATTACCTGGCATATTTTGTATATCTTTTAATTCTTCTTCAGAAATATACGGAAATTGCTTTTTTAATTCTGGTATTGTTATTGATTTTACTTCACCAGCATAATATATATCTTCAAAATCAGGATCTTCGGTATATGAATAAACTAAATAAGCTGGATCAACATAATCAACAACAATTCCGTTTGTTACATTAAATGATGTTTTTGAAGCACCAATACCTAATACAGCTAAATCATATACACATCTTTTTTTAATGTTATCATATTTATTATTAGCAAGCACATTATTTATAGCTTCTTCTTCAGCTATTTCTACAGATTGTTTATAGCTAGTTTGCATCATAACTTCTAACTCCTCTGGAGTTTCTGGCAATTGTTCTGCAGCTATAGGTGAATTAGAAAAATCCTCACCTAATAATTTATTAGCCATCCCCTGCAATTCTTGTGTATACATATCTCTTAATACACTTCTTGCATATTCTGTTTTTTCTTGTAATGATGCTGGATCTTGTGCAAAAGCTTTTATTTCAAAATCTTTATCTGAAATACCATTTACTACAATGTCTATAAACTTTGGTATAACCGGTACAGGTTTCCAATCTAAATTTAAATAAGACAAATCACCATTAATAGATAATTCATCTTTATATTTTTGAATTGATTGTTCACCTCTGGCATACAATCTTAATTGGTGGTAATTATTCCAAGAAGTTTGGTATCTATTCCAATTACTTCTACCTTGATTAAACCACTCTCTTTCTATAGCATGAGCAACTTGTCTACCATAATCTATACTGGCTTTTTCTTCATTGCTTACTACTTGACTTGGAAATGAGCTATTAGGGTTTGTATATACATTCATTTATTTTATAATTTTTGAGGTACTACCATCATTATTGTACTTTTTTATACCTAAATTTATTGTGGTTTTAATTCTTTTACTCACAGGTGCATATCTATTTTTATTACAAGCCATTATTGCAAGTCCTGAACTAATTGATGCATCATGAGCAGTTCTATTGTTAATATTAAACTTTGCCCAATCTTCTAACGTTCTTTGAAAATACATATCGCCATATCCTTCTCCTAAAAAACCCACTTTAGTTTCTATATAAGATTCTATAGCAGCTGCATGAGCCTGCTTTATATCTTCACTTGAATTAGGTATTCCACCAATTTCTTTTTCTGTTACAGATAATTTACTAAATTTTTTATCAGGTCTATTCATTGAAAAGCCTCTGTAACCTCTTCTTTTAAAATGATATAATAATCTTGGTTTATTATTTTCTGCAAGTATTGGCATTCCATAAAAAACACATGCCATTAATACATCTTCAAAAAATATTTCTGCTGTTTGTGGTCTGGCTATATATTCTAAAAAAAATTGATCTAATGGAGCTTCTTCCATTGAAAACTTTGTTAGCCCATGAAGTGATCCATTCGAACCCCTCCTATCAACCGTACCAGAAATATCATAACTATCACAACCAAAAGCACCCAGGTGCTCGTTTCCGGGGTATTTAATTCCATTTTTTTCTATTGTTCTATTTTGAAGATTATATGGTGGTATCCAACTTATTTTAAATCTTCCTTGTTTATTTGGAGTAAAGATAACTCTTGTATCTACAATTCCATTATACCATTGAAAATTACCTTGACTTATTACATTTGTATTACGCAAATCATTGTTATAATCTATTTGCTCGTAAATTTTACTTAAATTAAATAAAGCTTGTTTAGCTTCATCTCTAAAAGCATGATCTTCTGTTCTTGGAAATTGCCGATATAATTCATTTAAACTATCTTGATCATCTTTTAAACCATCAACTTCGTTTTCCCAATGTTGTATTACTCCTATATCAATTTCTTCGTTGTCGATACCTTGAACAATTTGTTCGGGTGTTTCGAATACAGGAAATCCATAAGTATTAATGAATCCTTCGTAGTTCCATTCCATAGGTATGAACAAACTATATAATCCTGAGCTAGTCTGTCCATTGCGGTTTCTTTTTGTAACATCAGATTCGTAATATAATTTTTTAAAATTTTTTCCGCCTTTATCAAGTGAATTAGATGTTGATCCCATCATACACTTACCTATAATTTTACTACCTAATCTTAATGTAGTTTTTGTTACTCGCCAATTATTAAGAATATTGTCAGGTCTTTCCCATTTGCCTGATTCATCGTGTACTAATAATTTTAATTTTTCACCATCATAACTATTGTCTCCAGTGTTTTTCCAATCAATAGTTGTATCTAATCCTTCTAATATTTGTTTTTCACTGGTTTCAGTAATACTCTTTTTAGTAAACTTTGATGCTGGAACCCTGTATGCAAGCTCTGACTTGGGTCGATCCATTCCGTCTTGTATTGGTTTGAAAAAAAACGGGTAGTTAACTGATATGGGTACAACTTTATCTGTGAACATTTTCTTAGCATCAGAACCTGATTTGGACAATATCCCAAACCGTGCGTCTGAAGTAATTGTAGCTTGATGGACGGTTTCTGCTGAAGACATAAAGCTAAAACCGGATCTACGGTTTTTAAGATAGCACATTCCATAACATCGTTTATCGGCTTTGCAGGCTTCCCAAAAAATGAAGAAGAATCTATTAGCCTCTCTGAAGTCTGGCTTCCCAACATCAATTTTGGTGTGTTGCAGGTACATATAATGAGAGCCAGTAATATAAGTAGGAATTTTATTATTAATAAACCAATAACCTTCTTCACGCCTTGTAAATTCTCTATTGATATAATCATACCATTTATCTTTAAAATTACTTGGGTATGTTTCCCATTCAAATATGCTTTTAATTTGAGATAATTCTTTTGGAAAAATATGAGGTTCCCAAATATTGTTATTGTTTTCAACAACTTTAGGTTCTTTTGGCAAGGCTACTACTAAATTTTGTATTTTAACAATATTCCCAATAGTACCGTTTCTGCTTATTACAATTATATTGTGTTCTTTATTATAACCATACTCCCATTTTTTATACCTATTATTTTTTTTTATTATATTAGGTTTTATTGGGGAAACATTTTGAGCTAATGTTTGAGCGTACATTATTTTGATCTTCGTTCAGCAAATCCACCAAATGATTCTTTTTTATCTAATGGCTTGTTTTCTAATAAATTTTTTTCAGCTTCAATACGTGTAAGTATTTCAAATGCATCAAATATTGCTAATTTTTTTGTTGCTGCTGCATTTTTTAATCTATCTGCAGATATATCATCGTCTCCTCCTGTAACAATTTTTTCTTCAGCTACTTTAATTAATTCTTTAACTGCTTTTTGCCCAGCTTGGATTATATTCAACTTCGTTTCCTTCGTATTCATATTTGATTACTATATCATTAGATTGCATACAATAAAGTCTTTCATTATCAATAATAAAATCCCATTCACTATTTGGTGTAAATCCTACTAAGTCTCCTGGATTAATTCCAGTAGCTTTTAAGGACTTATTACCGTATTTTAATATACCAACAAGCTTTTTTTCTTTATCAAGCGTTAAAGTGTTTGTATCAAGTATTGGTTTTACAAAACAACGTTCAGAAATTGTATTCCATTTATTATTTTGTTTATATAAATACATTTGGCTTATATCACAAAAATATTGATTTTCTTTAAACCACGATCGGCTATTTTGTTGTTTACCTTTCATGTTATAGAACTTTCTAAAAACATTTTGATGAACAACTACTAAATCGTTTTTTTTTACTTTAGTTGAATATGCAATGGGTGTTTCAATTACTAAAGCAATTCTATTTATTGCTTTCCAGTTTTCAATAGATGTATTTAAAATTAATTTTTTATTTTTAATTTTAATTTCATTATTGTATCGTTCCCCTGCAGGTTCTATAATAAAATCGTATATACTTTTCATTTAATACTGTAGATCGTATTCTACTGAAATTGCCATATTAGAATTAAATTTTTTCCAGGGCATTATTTCATTATTTTTTTTAATATGAATATTATATGAACTATCTTGATCTTCAAATAAAATATAAGCTATTTCATGGCCCCCATAAACTTGTTGCCCTATAGCATAATGCATAGCTTCATTTTTGTAATCAGCTCCAATACTTATTTTTCTAATAATAGAAGACATTATTATTCTTTGTTTTCTTCTTCAGGTATTTCAGTATAAGAACCATCTTCAATATTAATTCTTATTCTGCCGTACTTAGTTTCAAGTTCTTGTTTAAATTCTTCAATTTCTTGACTAAGTCCAGCTTGCTGATGCAGTAATGCATGCTTTTGAGATTCTAATTGACCTATAGCTTTTATGGTATCGCTTAAAGTTTCTTGCTGTTTTTGAATCTTTTCTAATTCCTCAGAAGAAATAGATGTAGTTTCCACTTTTTTCATTTTATTAAATTTAATTGTTATTTGTAAATATAATTATTTTATTTTGTTTTGTCTTTTATTTTTTCAAAAGTTCGTAGGCCACCAAGACCAAGCATACCTAATAATACTGTCATTAAATGTTCCATTTGTAAAGCTGGTGGAATATCAATAGGTTTTAATATCCATATAAATAAATCGCGTATAATAAAATTATAAGCTAAAGCAATTCCGCAAATCCATCCAATAAACGGTCTCCAACCAGCAACAAATATACTTCTATGACCAGCTTCAATTTCATTTATTTTAGTTTGTAAAGATATTAATTCATTAGGATCTAATTCTTTGCCTTTTATTGCTTCCCGTATATCCCAGGCTAAATTACCTATTGGTGTTTTACCTCCACGACCACCTTTTAATAACCCAAGTAATACCTGCCACATGATTTAATTTTTCTTAACAGAACTTTTAGCATTCATTCTTTGTATTTTTAATTCTTGTAATCTTTTCATTTTTGAAAGATCACCCGGTTGTATACCTCTTTGTTTAGCAATACTTGAAATTCTTTTTGCTTGATTTGGGTCTGTTCTACTTAATCTTCCATAAGCATCAGCGGACTTTTGAGCTTGAAATTGAGTTAATCTATCTGGTCCTTTAACTGAGGGAGTTGATTGCCTACCACTCATTTTTGTTTCAAATTCTTTTTCTAAAGATCCTAATGTGCGAGCAGATCCACCCACTTCTTTTTTATTAGAGCCTGTTCTTGAATCTTCAAAACCTTTTGGTGCTGGTCCAAATGGATCTTTTTTATGACCATCTATATGATTAAATAATGCACTAGATTCCATTTTTTTAATTGCATTATTTCTAAAAGGGCTTCCATCAGAAGTAGCTCTGTTGTCAATAGGCATATATTTTAAATCTTTATTCATTTTGTTTATATTAAGTTGTTTTATTGTACGCTTCTTTTTCCCACGGTAAATTTAAAGCACCTTCTTTCATTGTTGCGCGCGGATATGTTTTACCTTTCCAAAATACTGCAGAATCATTATAATCTAAATCACCACGACGCATTTGATCTAAATGAACTTGCTCGTGGTTTATAACATTTCTTAACTGATCTTTATCAGTAATATCTTTATTAACTAAGATGCTACCATTTCGATTAGCCTTACCTAAAACACCGTCACCTAAATCTACATTATAGATAGGAGTGTTATCAATAGTATATGGGGGGTTAGTCAAACTGAATGCCACTTTTTTGTTGTTGTTTATATGGGAACATTTTATTTAATGCTTCTTTACGATGACTGCATCCACAGGGAATGTTTAATCCTTCTGAAACTCTATCTACAATTGTTTTAATTCCTGTAGCAGTAGTAATTTTTTCTACTGTATCACCTAATCCTCTTGATTTCATTTAATTATTTTTATTACATTCTTTTTCCAATACGTTCTGCTCTTTTAGCCATTCTATCATATTTTCTTCTTTGCTTAAGTGCTTTTGATTGATTTTTAGCAATATCAGATGTACTACTTGAAGACTTAATATTTTTAATAGCTTTTTCACCTTTAGCTCTTGCTTGACTAGCTTTTGCAATAGTCTTTTTTAATCTTCTACTTTTTCTAGAATTTGTTGCATCTTTAACAATAGGCATAATTTTTAAATCAGCTTTTGCTTCTGCAGATTTAACTTTTGGTCCATCAGTTTTAATTTTTTGTGCATAAGTGTTAGTAGTTTTTACAGCTTTAACTTTCTTTCTTGCTTTTACTTTTGGTTTTGTTTTTACCGCCGGCTTTGTTTTAGCTGAAGAGCCTATACCAAATCCTTCATTTCCGGATCCATCATTTTGCACACCACTTGTTCCAATAGATTTTATTTGAGTTGGTGGTTTTAACTGATTAGATGCATAGTTAGCTTGTTTTTCAGTCATAGGACCAAAATCATTTTTTGCAGATCCAACAGGACCTAAATTGGCTTTATTGGATGTAGACGTTTTTTTAGCAGCTAATTCAGCCATAGTAAGATTACCAGAAGCTCTTCTTCTTTGTTGCACTTTATCTGCAACTTCTTTAGTACCTATACTTCTTAAAGCTTTTATAATTAATCCGTCAACTTCTAAGGGAGTTTTATAACCTTTATTAAGATTAAAAAGAGCTGAATTTTTTTTCATGTTATTTTTTTGAATTAGCAGGTTTACCCATTTTTGATCCGTAACCTTTGTTAAGATTTGCAAGCGCAGAACCTCTATTATCAACAGGCATGTCTTTTAAATCTGCCGCAGCTTGTTTAGCAGCAGCTTCTTTGCTCATTCCTTTTGCTTTATATTCAGCCATTTTTCCTCCAAAGGCATTACCATTTAAAGGTGCTCCAAATTTATTATTATCTGTTACGCCCTTCATGCTTAAAGGGTGTTTGCTTTGATTGTATCCCATTTTTTTCATAATATTAGTGTTTCATGTGTTTACTTAAAAAAGATCCATCACTCTTGATGTCCCCTGCTAGTTTTGAAATATGTTTTTCATCAGCTGTTTGATTAATATCTTTATATTTACCACCCTTACGCTGATCATCAAGTACATCTCTCTTTAAATAATCAATGTGAGCTTTATCATCTCTCATTGCGGCACGTACATTGCCTTTAGTTATTTTAGTTCCCATTTGTTTAATTTTAATTATTAATTATTTTTTGCAACCAAAGTTATTTGCATAGTTTGCCATTTCTCTAACGTCTTTACTATACTTACCTTTTTTTGCTTTCATCACTGCTGAAGCTGCAGAACAAGCATCTTTAAAACCATTAGCTTTTGCCCATGTTGTAAATTTACCTCTGTTTGCTTTTTTAATTTGTGGAAATTTTTTCATAATTTTTATTTTAGCAGTTCCATCGACGTCGTGCAGCTCTACCTCTTTTAGATTTCCATCCTTTAGATCGAGCACAAAATGATTTACGTCTTTTCCAAGCTTTACTTCCTTTTTTAATTTTCTTAGGATCTTTAGTAACTGCCGTTTGCAGTTTGCTACCTGGATTATCTCTTTTATATTTTTTAACGCCTTTTTCAGACATTCCTCCCCCAGCCGCAGCTCCTGTACCTGTAGACTTAGCTTTATTATAATAGCCTAATGACTTCTTTTTTGAAGGAGCAGGGGGCTTTGATTTTTTAAGGAATGGTGAATTTGTTTGTACGTACGGCATTATATTATTTTATATTGTGTTTTACCATCTATTCTAAAAGCTTGGAGTATTCTTTTTCTATTTTCCATTTCTGATATAAAACTAAAATGTACCCAGTCGGGATTATGAGAATCTCCATATTCCCATATTAATTGATCAAAATCTAAATTGTCTTTTATAAAATGAAACATTTCAGCATTAGATTTATAATTATATATATCATCTACATCAATTGCTCTTCCTTCACAATGTTGTGACCGGGAACTCCCTCCTATTGCTTTATTTAATTTTTCACAGCGAAAAAACGAAGTTACTTTAATTGGTCCTCCAACCCATTCGCGTAGTGGTTCAAATACTTTATCAGCTACTTGGCTCATGTTTTGCATTTGATATTCTGTTGGTATATTTTCAATACCTTTTCGTATTGCGGTTGAGGATTTTATAGATTCACTGTAAGTTATATGTTCACTAATATACTTACTTTTCATATTACTTATTTTTTAGCGCTTTTACTCAAAATATACCACTTATGAATAGTATAACCAATTGTTAAAAGCAATAAAGTTATTTTTAAATATGCGTCGATGCTCATTAATGAAACCATCAGCGATGCACCATTTATAATGTAAAGCTTCAAATCCGTCATTGTCGATTTAAAATTTAGCATTACCTGTATATCTTTTTACAGACTTAAGGGCATTTGCATCTCCTCCTTTATTAGCTTGAGCTATTGAAGTAATAGGTGTACCTGCAGGATATGCTTTTGTAGGATATTTAGAAACTTCCATTCCATTAATACCACTACTAGAACCTGGTGCGTGCTGACGATTGTCTTGACTTAAAGGCCCGTCCCATATATGTGATTCACCTACTATTCCTACTTTTTTATTTTTTGATGCTGCATTGTATGCTTTATCTTCTTTCATTGTGTATTATTTAAATTTGTTGTTGGTATTTCTCTATCAAATGAATTAGGTATGGGTTGTCCAAATATTTGTGCTCCAGTTTGCATTTCTCTAGGAGTAAATGGTGAGGGAGACATAGCAGGACCCCTACTTGCTTGTCCTGGAATTGGCATAATTCCTTGTAAGTCAGCAGAAGGTAATGTTGTTCCCATAGGATCAACAGCTCCTAAATAACTAAATGCTGATTCTTCTTTTTTCATATTATCTATTTTTATCATTATTTACATTTTTTATTGCAGTTTGCAAAACAATATCAGTGTAAGTTTTACCCCTCATAATTGAATTTCTTTTTTCACTACTAGGAATATCTTCTTCACCAAGCATAATACGGTACATTCTACTTATTAGCTGTTTACACTTAAATGAAACTTTGTATATGTTATACTTTTGAGTAGTTTGATTCCGACGTCTCCATACTTCAATCCAACTCTCTTTCAATAATCTGTTCCAGCGCTTATTATCCCAGCTGTAAGCGTACGTACCTATCTTATAATCTTGTTTTGTAAATAATTTAGTGCAATCAAAATAAATTAAAAGCTCTAAATCAGCATCATTTAAATTGTTATTACGACAAGCCCACTTTCGAATTATTCTATAATGTTTTAGCAAGTTTATATCTCTTAATTCACTTGCCTCAAGCTTTTTCATAACACTACAACTATATCAGAAGATTTTATAACATGATAAGCTGTTTTGTTTATTTCTATAATATGTCCAGCATGTTTATCAAAATATATTTTATCTTTTTGTTTTATGCCTTCAACTTCATCACCTACTGATATTACTTCTGCTTCTATATATCTTACATCATCTTTATGAGCATCCGCTAAAAGCAATCCTCCTTCTGTTTTAGATATTTCTTTAGCTGTCTTATTTATTATTAAATTTCTACCTATTGCCTTCATCAACTCTTAAATTATTGATTACACAATCTGTAGATAATATTGTAGTTGCAACAGATACTGCATTTGATAATGCACTTTTTGTAACTAGCAGTGGATCTATAATACCACTTTTAATAAGATTACAACTTTTACCTGTTATTACATTAATACCAGTACCTTCACCTAAAAATGGTCCATATGTAATACCCGCATTACTTAATATTGTTTTATATGGATATTTAATTGCATTTATAAGTATTTTTTCAGATGTTGATGGATTTTTAATTGAATCAGCCGCGTTATGTAATGCTATACCTCCACCTGGAACAATACCTTCTTTTATTGCAGCTTTAGTTGCACATATTGCATCTTCAACCCTATCTGATTTTTCTTTTAATTCTATATCTGAATTAGCACCTACTTTTACTATTGCTATTTTAGCCGATAAACGAGCTAAACGTTTTTCTAATCTAATGATTTCAGCGGGAGGTTTATTTTTATTTAAATCTTTTTTTATTTGTTTTATAGATTTTAAAACTTCTCCTGAAGGTTCAGAAACTTGAATTATAGTTTCTTCATCTGTTGTAATACTTTTTAAGCATGTCCCTAAAAATTCTGGTTTAATAAAATCTAAATCATCACCTAAATCTTCATTAATTATTGTTGCTCCCGTTAACATAGCTAAATCAGTTAACATTTCTTTTTTAGTTATTCCATATGTAGGAGCATTTATAACATTAACTTTTATATTACCCTTTACTTTATTCATGGCTAAAGCAGCTATAACTGGTTGCTCAATATCTGCTACTATTAATAAAGGTTTATTGTTTTTTATAACGTATTCTAATATACTTTGTATTTGTCTTACATTTTCTACTGGTGATTCAATTAATAAAACTTCCGGATTTTCTAATTCAGCTGTTCTATTTTCTTTACTTGTTATAAAATGAGAGTTTATTAATCCCTTTTCATATTGAACACCATCTACAATTTCAATTTCTGTTTCTGCAAGTGATGACATTTCCATCATAACTACACCTGTTTCATCTACTGCTCTAAAAGCATCACCAATTATTTTACCAAGATCAGAATCATTATTAGTTGATATTGTAGCTATTTGATCAATCATATTTCCTTTAACAGGAACTTTAATTTTATCTAAATATTTTAAAGTCTTTTTAAGAGCTGAATCAATTCCAAATTTAACATCTCTTACACTTACACTTTTATGTATTTTAGAGGCTTCATGAAGTATTGCATGAGCTAATACGGTAGCTGTAGTAGTTCCATCTCCGGCTTCTTTAACTGTTTTGCGAGCTGCTTCTTTTAAAAGTGTTGCTCCCATGTTTTCAACTGGGTCTAATAGTATAATACTATCTGCTACAGTTACTCCATCTTTTGTAATAACAGGTTTACCTGATCCATCTTCCAGCATTACGCACTTACCACCAGCTCCTAATGTAGAGCTGACAGCATTAGTGAGTTTATTTATACCTTCAAATACTTTTTCCCTAGCTTCATTTCCAAAGCTAAGGTTTTTGACGATTGCGTCTGACATAATTTAATTAAATTTGATTAGTAATATTTATTTGAAAGTTTTTACAACTTTAGGTCCTTCAAGATAACCAATTTTCTTTTTGTAATATTCAATTGAAGCATCAATAGCAGCCTCAGCTCCTTCTAATGTTTCTCTTCTAGTTACATCATTCCAATCAGTATCTATTTTAAAATCTTGATATTCAGTTTGAAAAAATCCGTTTGGTAATTGGGTTATACGCCAATTTTCTTTATCAGCGATGTGCTTCCAAAGGTTTTTGGTTTCTTCTGAAATTTGTGGTTGACTATTCCACGTACTAGTCCGGTAATATAGTGTCATTTTGGTATTGGTTTTTTAGCTTACACAAATTATTATAATGCCAAAGGTAAGCTTTCTTTAGCATATTGGTTTATAATATATTATTACTTGTTTTTTTTATTTTTTAGTAATATAAAATTACTGATCCGGCACCGCCACCATGATTTGCAAATGCCGTTGACGTGCTACAAGCTCCACCAGAGCCATAACCTTGAGGAAAACCGGGTCCCACACCTCCTACATCATATATATTATTACCAGCTCCTCCTCCCATTCCGTAGCCATTAACTCCTTGAAAACCTTCAGCTAAACGCCACGAACTGTTACCATATCCATCTGTTCGAAATGCTCCTTTTCCAAAAGGAAATCCAGAAGTTGAAAGTGTAGTGCTTCCATAAACAATTGTAGAATTACCTTCACTAAGAGATCTTCCACCACCATTACCACATGTTAGTACTAAATTTGTTGATGCTGTAGCTATAGTTAATGTCCCACTTGTAAATCTTCCTCCATTACCTCCTCCTCCAGCACTTCCTGATTGATTGGTAGGATCATATCCGTTTGCTCCTCCTCCAATTATAAAATAACCAATTGAAGCGCCATCTACTAAACCTAAATCTGTAGCTGGATTAACTGCTATATCTGTATTAATATTACAAATAGTAACAGTATTATTATTATGTGTGGTACTCGGTGGAGTACTCACAAAATCAAAATTGTTGTAATTTCCTCCAGAACTACCTGTTTTTTGTATAATATAAGGCCCATCTGTAATAGGATAACCAAACCAAAGAGTACATTTAGTTCCATTAGCTAAAGCGGTTGTATTAGCTTGATCAATAGTAATAGCTGTATTGCCACCTGTATATCCAAAAGGATAAACTCGACCTTGTGCAATATTACCTCTTAAATTATATTCTTTTGTAAAGCCACCACCGCCGCCTCCACCGCCGCCGGTTGATAATTCTGTTGCTCCTAAATATATTGCCATTATTTATATTTTATGTTGTTATATATATTGTACTTGCACTATACGATCCTAATGCATCATATGCTGCTTGTGTTAATGTTATTGTTTTTATAATTGATGAATCTACATTTGTTGATTCTACTACTGTTCCTGCCATTTTATTGTTTTTAGCTAAATTTTATTGTTCCTGTTCCAGTTGTAAAGATTAATACTGAGTCTGTGCCTACTATACTAGGTGTAGGTGCTATTTGTTTGTATGTATTCCATTAGATTGAATCCCAAGATTGATTGTCTTCATTCCATTTATACAATTCCCCGTCTGTTGGATAAGGTGTAGGCGGTTGCCAATCGTGATTTAAATCAAGTGTCCAACTTGCAAAAGGTTGTGGAACAATAAAAACATCATTTGTTGAATCATATTTAAAACCAATTGCCGCAAATTGTTTTCTTATGTTTCCATTATAAGAAGTTTGTATCCAAGTTGCGTTTCCAAATAATGAATTTAAAAATACCTTTCCTTTGTATTCGCTTTCAGTATTATCAGCATTTAAAAGAACATCGTTGTTTACTACTAAAACTTGTGTAACAATATTGTTTAAATCTAATTTTGCAAAATGTGCCATATTAATGTGTATAAGAACCGCTTCCTGTAAATTTTAAAATTGTATCAGATCCATCCGTAGTTACTGTAGGACTTCCTGTCGTAGTTCCGGAATATTCTGCGGTTGGTACCCTTAAAATAACAATACCCGATCCGCCACCGGAATGAAAATCGCTATCAAAAGCACCACCGCCACCGCTTCCGGTGTTGACGCTACCATTTCCGACGCCATTCATATTTTGGTATCGGATGTTAGAACCATCGCCACCGCCTCCGTTTCCACCAAGACCACGAGTTCCGCCGGTTGATGCTCTTCCCCCACCGCCACCTGCAGCGTAAAATATTGACGACCCAGTAATTGAAACTGCTAAACCATCCCCGCCGTCTCCGGACGCATAACTTCCGGCATTTTCTCCAACTTGACCGGCTCCACCACCTCCACCGGATGCAGCATTAGCGTTACCATTTCCACCGGCAAATCCTTGAGTTGGACTTGATGTTGCCGCGCCTCCGGTTATTTGATTATAACCACCACCACCACCGGAACCACCTGTTCCCGCTGGTGAAGAACTGAAGGTTGGTGTCTTAGCACCACAACCACCACCAGTTGAAGTGATTGTTGTTATATCTGAACCGGATATTAATGTATTATTTCCATTGATTGGTCCGGGGGAAGAACCACCCGCACCACCCGCACCGACTGTGATTGTGTATGTTGTTCCTGATGAAAATTCAAGTTGTGATTCCGCCGACGCACCACCTCCAGATGTTGACCCGTATGATGTTCGTAAACCACCGGCTCCACCTCCTCCGGCGGAAACGCCAACGGCTGAAAACGATGAGTATTGACTATGTCCTGAACCACCTGTACCCGCACCGGCAACAACAAGAAAATCAACTAAAGTCGATGCAGCACCGGCAATTCCTCCAAAAACTAAACCTTGTCCAAACATATTAAACTGCTATTTGTGAAATTGAATACCAAAATTCAGTAGCACTTACACACGTTATTTGTATAAAATTCTTTTTTGCTGAAGTGTCATCATATTCTCCTGCAATTAAATTAAATGTACCCGCAGCACCACCAACTGTATATGCTACTGTATAAGTTCCACCTGCACCAGTTACAATTATTGTTTTAGCTACTCCAATAACGGGGTTTGTAATATTTAATGTTGTATTAGCGTTAGGTGTTAATGTAAATACTTGAGCTGTTGTATAATCCACATTTATAGTAGCAGCTGCTGTCAAAGCAGATGCTGTTGTAAACTCAGTACCAACCTTAACACTAGTGACAGCATCATCAGCTATTACTCCTGTGTTTACTTTAGTTAATGCCATAATTAAGGTTTTATAGGTTTAGTGTCTGGAAAGGCATCTGTAGATGGCCAGTCTCTTAATTCTTGTCTATATGTTATAGTTGCTGCATGATCAGGATGGTCAGTTAATGGAACTATATAATCAGATCCTTTTAATTCACTATCTCTCCAAATTTTTGCTCGTTCAGGAGTTTCAACTG